AGTAGAAGTATACAAACACAGTACTAACACTAAGTATTTCAATAATATTAACTATACACCGCCAAGTATTCCACCATTAAAAAACAATGTATCATTAACTGGTAAAGATACATCTGGTACTGAATGGAGTTTGATTAAACTTTCCAGAGGCAATGGTGTTGAGGTTGGTCATAAAGATAAACCTTTAGCATTATCTGCTAGTCGTATTACATGGTGGGACGGTTCAAACTCTCGTTCTTTATTGACAACTAAAGATTTTGATAGTGCATCTAAAACCTTATATACTAAAAAGGAAGTAGATAACAATTTTATTTCTAAGGCTAAATATGAGGCTGATTTAACAGCTCTTAAAGAAGCTGTAGATAGATTAAATCAATAGGAGGTATTATGGATATTCAAAGTGTAATCATTTCTTTTAATGAGTTGAACAACACCAAAAATGCGATTGCTAATGCAATTCGTGCTAAGGGCATTTCTTCTTCTGGTCGGTTCGCCAACTTTGCTAGTGAAATCAATTCTATTCAAGCTGGCATTGGCGGCTCCGATTATAAAAAATTAATGGATAACTTGAGTCAATATAATGTGTTTAGAAAAGGCGACGATAATAGATTATCTGCTATTGGTACAGTAAAAGAAAGACATGAAGTTGTTATAGATAATAGCGTTATAATTTATTCTTTATACAAAATTGAGAATGTTAGAATTTCAGATGGTCAATATAAAAATCGTGTAAAACAAATAGCTTCCAATAAGTCTTATCAATTAACAGCTGATGGTCAAAACTGTGGAAATGTTAGTTATTTCACATTGGCATTAAGTATAACGCCGCAAGAAGCTGATAACCCTAATGGTTCTGTGAATATTACGTATACCACTAATGATCAAGATTATACTGTTACTATGCCAATTAAAGATAATAAAGCTGTTAAACCACACGACAAGACTAATACAGTGTACTGGTTAGTTCAAGATATATTCAACCCAGACGTTGATAATAAAGATTTAAGACAAATGGTAAGTGTGCAAGACTTTAATAGTAGAGGGGCAACATTCAATGGTCGCTTTAATGGCTTCCAAACATATCAATCCCGACCTGCAATTTTTGATAAACTTAACACCGTAATGGGCTACAACATGGTTGATGCTATTTTGACATTGAATAAAAATGGTAACATGATTGAAGCTATTCCTGTTAAGCTCGCAAGAAATGTATTTGCTCAGACTATTGCGTTAGATGGTGGCGGTAATGGTGCTGTGTTAGAGTTTAATGGTAGCAACTTGGTATTCCATTATTCTGATACCGAAGGAAAATTGGGTGAGAAATTTATTATTTCCACAACAGGTTCCACAAATAAAACCGACGCTGATATTGTTAACAAAATTAAAGAACTTAAAAAAGACCAAAATGGATATGTAGGTATTGCTATGTATTCTGATGGCTCTCCTATTACAATCGCAGAGGCTAAAGCGGCAGGTATGCTATAATGGCTCAAAAACGTGGCAAAACTAAAAAAATTGTTACCGTTAAATTAGATGATTTAACTGGTGGCATGAATATTGCCAAATCCCCTGAGTTTATCAAAGATAACGAAGTGGTACGTTTAGAGAACATGGAATTTGATGTAGTAGGTAGCAAATTAAGAACACGGAGGGGTCTAAGTGCCCCTCTTGCTACCTTTAATTCTCCAGTTACTCATGTGTATAACGACTACGAAATGAATGACTTTTTTATCTTCCTTAAAAATAAAGAAGTCTATCGTTACGAATTTGGTAAACAACCAGTATTGATTGGTAAAATTAATGGGGATGCGGAACGACCTTCCTGTTGTAAATGGAAAGGTTCTTTGCTGATTGCAAGTGGTTCTAAATTACAAGAATATAATTATCAAACATTAAAGACGATTGACGGTAGTCCTAATTGTGATATTGTATTTACTCGTTCTTCTCGTGTAGTAGTAGCTAAGACTGGCTCTGATTTACTTATTTATTCTGCTATTGGCGATGTAAATAGTTGGAATGAAAATAGTAATGATGCATCTGCACGTAAAGATGTAAATGTAGGCTATGGTGATGGTGGAGACATTGTAGCTGTAGCTGAACTTGCTTCTGATGTGTTAGTATTCAAAAGTAATGGCTATATTTATGATGTACAAAATGAACCAGAAGAATGGTCCATTACATTACTTGCTAACAATTCTGATGTAGTAAGCAGACACGCTTGCGATAATATTAATTCTGATATCGTATTTGTTTCTACTCGTGGTTTGAAATCTGTTAAAAGCTCGCAAGTTTATGCCAACTTTAATGTTATGGATATTGGTGATAATATAAACCCAGAACTTAAAAATAATGTTACGAAACCATTTATATCCGACTTGAGAAGGACAAAACAAATGGTAGTAAGTGGCTCTTGTGGGCGTGAAATGTTTGTATATCACTATTGGACTGGTGGATATGCAAAATGGATTTTCCCTTATAATGTTACATCAATTTGTGAAAACCAATATCATGTATTATTATCTATGAATACAGACGAAACTCATGGTGCAATTTACGAATTTGATTTTAAATATACAACCGACAATGGTTACTCCATTCATCAACTTATTCAATCTAAGGAAATGAGAGATACTCATAACCTTAATGCATATAGAACGTATATTGATATCCAATCTGAAGAGAATAACGGTCGTGGGTATATTTATATTAATGACGTACAATTAACCCATAAATGGACCGTTAAAGAATTGCAAGGTGAATTTAAAACACAAATTCTTGCACCAATTCTTCGTTTCAGATTTGAAACAGATGACCCAATCATCTTTAAATATATCTCTTTTGATATAGTAATAGAAAGAGAAAGTATGATGAGTGACTCCTCAGCAGCACGTGGAAGGAGAAAATCAACAAGGAGTCGAAAGGGTAGAGACCAGAATGACTTCTTGAAAGGAGCTCATAAAAATGGCGATAGCCCTTACAGCTGATATACAAAAACATATTGATGAATATCAACACCGTGTTGGTCGTAGTTATCTTGACGATTGGGATTACCTATTCCATCCTCTAGTATGGCTAAGAGAAGATGGTTCCTTCCTTACCTTTGGTATTATAGACGATACGCTAGAGATTGATATTGGATGTGGTGTCCCAATGGTTGAGGGATGGAAACATATTCACGCAATGGCTAAAAAATTAGGGTTAAAACGTGTGGCATCGTATACAGATACACGCAATCCAAAAGCGTATGCAAGATTAGTCAAATGCGAATATGAAGAACGCACTAACGAAAACGGTACATATTACTACTTTACAAAGGAGGTATAAATGGGTAAGTCTAAAACAACTATCCATGAACGCCAACTAACACCTGAAGAACGCCAGTTAATTGCGATGCAAGGTCGGTACTTAAATTCTATTCAACCAAGTATTGATGCACTTGTAAATTACGGCACAAACAATATTAGCAATATCGTAACACCTGATTGGCAAAAATTATACAATGACCAAACAGCGGAAATGCAACAAATTAAGAGTGAATTTACTCCTCTTAGCCAAGGCATTTTACCAGACGTATTTGCTAACGCTAAGCAAAACTACTTCAACCGTATGTATGAAAATACAATGGGTAAAAATTTAGCTAGTTTGGCACAACGTGGTGTTGTTGACAGTTCCAGATTTAATACAACTACAAATGATATGCAGAAAAACTTTGCATCTCAAATGTCTCAAGATTATGATAATAACTTAAAAACAGCAGCTGGATTACTTGACCAACGTATGAAATATGCATCTACTCCTATTGATTACGCACAGAAAGCACATCAAGCATCTTTCGCTCCTGTACAAAATTCATTGGCATTAGCACAAGGTCAAAACCAAGCTACAAACCAAGCATTACAAACACAAGGTCAATTAAACAACGGTAGAACATTCGCTACACAATCTTCTAGCGGTGGTTTCTTAGGCGGTGCATTATCCTTGGCTGGTTCTATTATCGCATGCTTCCCATCTTATGTAATGGTCACAATGGCTGATGGTAGCGAACAAGCTATTGGTTCTATCCAAGAAGGCGATAAAGTTAAGACACGTCATGGTGCAGCAATCGTTTCTGAAAACAGAAACATGGGTATGCAACGTATCTTCTTACTTGTTACTAATAACCATAAACTCAGAACAACAGATACAGAAGTATTCAATACACCTGATGGACGTAAAGAATTATCTGAACTTTCCGAAGGTGATAAGGTTGAAACTGAAAATGGTTTTGAACGTATCGAATTTATCCTTGACACAGAGGATAAAGAAGAAGTATTTGAATTAGTATTAGACACTGACGATAATATGTTCTTAGCAGAAGGTATTTACGCAGAGTCGTTCTAGGAGGCATAAATGCAAGTAATTCAAGTTAGAGATAATGACTGGCAAACCCAATTAGGCAATTTAGCTGGTATTATCGGTGGCATGATGTTTAACAACAGACTTGACCGTGGTGCTCTTCGTGAAGCTAATAACCAAGCTCAAAAAGAAGAATTAGCACGTCAACAAGGTTTCACATCTGGCTTAACAAATCTACAAGGTTTATATCAAAACCCTGAATACGTAACTAATAAAAATTTACAAAATCAAGCCATGAATATTCAAGCTGATTTAGCTGGTCGTGGTTACCGAAATGCATTCGGTTTAAACGCTGACACAATCGGTGGTGCACTTACAAACAATACTGGTGCAATTGACTACATCAAGGGTTATGGTCAAGCTAATCAAGGTTTACGAGTACATGACCAAAACTATCAAGATTTCCCTCAGTATTGGCAAGCATATGGTGGTTTAACACAAAATATTAAATAGGAGGTACTATGGCTGATTATATGGGATTATTACAGGGGTATGGCTTAACTCCTGCGGCAGCCGCTGGTATCATTGGTAACGGTATGATGGAGTCCAATATGGACCCTACTATTATCGAAGGTGGCGGACATGCAAACGAAATTCCAGTTAATGGTACACACGGCTATGGTATTTTCCAATATACAAGTGCTGATAGACAACAAGGCTTAGCAGATTTTGCTAAGTCTTTAGGCATTTCTTCTGGTAGTCCTGAAGCACAATTTCAGTATATGTTAAAAGAGCTTGGTCCAGAGGGTATTAATACATTAAATAGTTTTGATACTCCTGAACAAGCAGCCGTGTGGTTCCATGATAACTTTGAACGTAGTGCTGATACAGATTTATATCCTAGACAAAAAGCAGCTCGTGACGCTTTTTCGCAAGCTGGTTCTCCAACGTCTATGACACGGTATCAAAATAACAATCCACAAGCACAAAACTTTGCGTTCGATGACCCAAATGAAAAGTTAGACTGGACAAAAATCAACCAACTGATGAATTACCAAGTAGCAAGTCCTGAAGTAGAAGCCGCACGTGCTACACAAGCAGGTCGTATTTCTGGATTACGTAATTCATCTTACTTTGGTGAAATGGGTACAGCATTAAGTAAAAATAATGCAGACCAAATGAAAGCCTTAGTAAATCAAGCCGTATCTTCTGCTAATACGGCTAACAATCAACAAAAATTAACTAACGCTGGTCAATTAGCACAGATGATTGCAGATAGTCATAATAGTTCTAATAGTAAAATGTTAGCAAGTTTAGGTCAAGCATTAGGTGTTCGTTTAGACCCTATGGCTGATAGATACATGAATAACAATCAAATGGCTATGTTGAACATGAAACGTCAACAGACAGTTGATGACCAAAACAGAGCATTTGCTCAAAAGAAAGAATTGGCTCAAATGCAATTCCAACATCAAAAAGAATTGCAAGAGTCCAAAATGGCACAAGCACTTGCTGTTGCTGGTATGCGTGCAAGTGCAAGAGGTGCCGCAGGTTCCAAATTACCAGATGGTTCCTATTTAGGAGCAGATGGTCAACCTCATTTGACAATCGCACAACAAAATAATGTTGGTAAAATCTTAGCTTCTGGACAAGAAGAATTTACAGCAGCTTCTGATGCAGACTGGTCCAAAACATCTTATGATGGTTGGAAAGGTTCTGTAGCAAATACAACACAAAGTATTATTGATAAACTGGCTCCATATGCTAATACAGTAGAAGGACAAGATGCAATATCTAAGGTATTAGGATGGCAAAAATATGACCAAGATGCAAAAACAAAAGCATGGGGTACAGAAAAACAAACAGCTTATACAGGATAAAGGAGTTTAATATATGGCAAGATGGACAGACGGATTAGCTAATGCAAATGCTCAAGCCGCATATGAAAATAATTTAGCCCAATATGGTTCTGACTATATGGGTAAAGCCAGCTATGGTGGCATCCTTGACGAAACATTAGGCAACTTTAGTTCTGGTATTGACAGACTAGGTTCTGATATGTTAGGGTCCGTTTCATACGGACTTTCTAACATTGATGGAGATACAGCACAATGGCTCAGAGGACAAGCCGAAGACAAAGCAAAATTTTATGCTAATCTGTCTGCTTATCGTAGTACAATGGGAGATACCGCTGACTTATCATGGGGTGAACAAGTAACAAATCCTCATTACTGGTCTGCTCAAGTTGGTAACTTCCTTGGTAATACAGCTCCACAAGTTGCAATGGCTATGCGTACAGGCGGTATGGCAGGCGGTGCAGTTAATGCTGGTAAAATTGGTGGTCTATTAGGTAGAGCTGGTTTAAGCGAAGGTTTAGCTGGTGGCGTTGCAACAGGCTTAGGTAAAATTGCTAAATACGGTTCTGAAATTGCAACTGGTGCTGGTTTGGAAAACTTACAAAATGCTGGCTCTATTTATAATGACTACAGATTTGCTGGTTATGATACAGATACAGCAGGTGATGCATTTGAACAATCTTTAAGTCAAGGTTGGGCACCTGCCGCACTAGATTACCTTGGTGACCGTCTTAATGTTTCTGGTAAAGTGGGTATGCTTGCTGGTGCATTTGCTAAAGATGGTGGTAAACTTATTGCCAAAGGTATTTTAAAAGATGCTACAAACAGCTCTTTAGAAGGTTATACAGAAGCATGGCAACAAGCTATTGAAGGTCGTATTAAAGGTCAAGAAGGTTATGAAAATGTATCTATGCTTGACCCATCTACATGGACAGACGATATGTGGTCTGCCGCTAAAGATGCATTCAACGTATCTATGTTAGTTGGCAATGCTGGCGGTGTAGCTAGACATTTAGGTAATAAAGCACTTAATAAAGCTGATGAAATGGCTGGTTTAACTGCTGATAATGATATTATCAATGATGGTACTCAACCACCTATCGCAGTAAATGATACACCTATGGCTGATACTGGTATTGATATTGCATCTGATGTAAATGAAACTCCTGATATTATTAACGAAACGCCACTTGGCGATGTAGAAATGGATGACATTTCTAATGCTTCGTACTCTCCTATGATGGAAGAAAGTGGTTTCGCAACCGCTGTAAATAAAGCACTTAATAATCGTCCACCTGAAGATTATGCAGAAATGATGAATAGACTTCAAGACGAACGTGCTAATATTATGGAATTGCATGGTGATAAACCTGCTGACCAACTTTCTCCACGTATGTTTGAAGAGAACTTCGTAAATGCTGGGTTAGAACCAAAATCTGCACGTTTAGTATCTCGTAATTTGTATAATGATATGGTGGGTGCAAATAATACTGAGACGATTGAAGATACAAATGAAGTACCACAAGAAGAAAGTTTAGCAGATAAAGCTGATAGACTTGGCGTAACATTGACAGATGCTGAACGTGCTAACTTAGAACGTGAAAATCCAGATAAAACATCTATTCGTGAAGTAGAACGTCGTATTGCCGATACAGAAAAGAATAATGCGTATAACGACCAAATTCGTGCTGTTGCTGAACATCGTCAAGCGTACAACGAAGATAGATATGCTAATTCTCCTAATAAAACATTCTTTGAAAACGAATATAAAGATAATCCATATAAAGCACAAGATGCAGCTTATCGTGTACACAATGCAATGGAAGCACGTAAAAAAGATGCACGTAGTTCTGATATTAAAAAACAAGAACAATCTAAGAATATTCGTAACTACTTAGCTAAAGCTGGTATTAAACCTGCTAACGGTTATACAGCAGAAGAACTTAAAAATATAACAGAATACGCTAAGCATATGGATAATCAAGAGCGTACTCCTCAAAATGTACAAAGCTATATTCAAAACCGTGATATGGCTAAACAGGTTGAGAATGTAATTAGTACATTACCTCCTAAAGATAGCCCTGATTATTTACCAGCTAAACGTAACTTGGCACAACAACTAAGTAAACATTTAGTAACAATAGGTGTTAATGGCTTTGATGTAACTGGTCCACAATTTGAGAATGTACGTAAAATCTTGTCTACGCAAGAACGACGTATGTTACAAGATAATATTGATGAAGCTAAACGTGCTAAAGAAGAAACACGTAGAGCAAATGCTCAACTAGCTGAACGTAAACCACAAGATGCACAAAAGTTCGTTAATAATAAACAAGTAGCTGTATCTGAAGGTAACTTCGCCGCCGCTGATAAAGAAATGGCTGATTATCTTAACAGTGATAGAGTAACCGACGAAGGCTTGCTAGAAATCCAGCGAAGATTATCTCACACTAGTAGAGAGCATAAACCTAAATTTAAACAAACACTTGATGCTTTGCAATACCGTGCACAAAAAGGAGATATTCTTGGTGGCAAGGTTGGTAATTACAATGTAATGGTTCGTAAACCTAATTCTGAATGGAAAGCACGTGAGGTAAAGGATTACACACAAACTATTGACCATGATAATCCTACAGGTGAAAATAGAGAACCTATTGTTACGCCATACGAAGAACGTAAAGCATTAAACCCTGCTCAGCCAAAACCTAAGAAAGCAAAGAAAACTCCTTCTAAATCTCGTACAGTAGATGTAACTACAGAAGAACAAAAGGCTAAAATGCGTGATATTGACGAGTTGGCTAAGTTAAAATCTACACTTCAACAATTCGGTCAAATGAACGAAGAAGTAGCTAAACAGGCTATTGATGCTATTCCGATGGAAACCAAGTATGGTAAAGAACAAAAGCAAAAATACAGAGAGTATGTTCTTCGTCAAGCCAATGAAGATACCGGCGATATTGACTTAAGTGACGATATTCAAAAACCAGAAGACGTTGTATCTAAACATAATGACACATTTGAGAGTATTGCAAAAGATATTCAATACATGAAAGAACACCCTTTTATGTCTTTACGTGAATACAAACGTATTTATAATGGTATTATTGCAAAACGTAACCATTTAGTACGACAAGCTCCAGCGTTTGTTGATAGCTGGAACAGTATTTTTAAAGATGTTCCTAAATATAAAGTGTCTAACGTAACAGCATTAATGCAAGCTATTCGTAAAGGCGAAGTTAAAATTCCTCAAACTATTTTAAGTTCTTTTATTGACAAGCCAAATCACTTCGATGAAAACCTAGAAAAATGGTTTTCCAAAGATTACAACCTAACAGGCGTAACTAAAACTAGAGATTTTGACAAAACACGTAATGCTATCATTTTGCAAGCAATGCAAAAGGCTTCTACACGTATCAAAACGATTGGTATGGAACAACTTATGGATGAACTAGACGACAAGAATGGTAATCATTTACTTGGTCGTTTTGTAAACCGTGCTATTCAAATGTACCCTGTCTATAGAAATAACAATAAATATCAAAGTTTATCTGGTAAAGTTGCCGCAAACAGATTGTTCCCAGACGGTGCATCTGATTTCAGTAGCATGAATAGTCCATTAGCTAAACGTGTATATGCTGATGTTAAGAAAATTGTACCAGTTGTTATGAGCGACCGTATTGCTAAAAATGGTAAAATACAAGAAGAACGCATGAAAGATGCTAAAACTAAAAGCCAAACTCGTTCTGCATTAAAACGTGGTAACTATGTTAATGGCGTATTAGATGCTTATATCCCTGATGAACAAGGTGGTACATACGATACAAACATTAAGATGGATATTAAACTTGATGATGACTTTAATGTAGAAGCATCTATTCCTAACGATGTAGATATTGATGCATTTAAAGAAGCGTTAGATTATTACCTATTTGATATGGGTATTATCGCTAACGACGAAATGGTCGAAGATGGTAATACAGTTAAATTTGAGGCATCTTATATTCCAGAAACTGTATTTAATAATAGCTCCTATATCGCACAAGCCGCTTGGAATACATTAGGTGGTGTAGTTAGACAACACGGTCATGTTATCTTAGATAATGCAAATCTTGACGAAGTAGGTCATAAAGCGTTACAAACAGAAACTAAACAGGCATGGGAACAAGCTGGGTTTGAACTTATTGCTAACGATGATACATATACTTTAGTGCCTATTGAAGAAATTCAAAAATCTGTTAAGGCTACTACTACTAAAAAATCTAAATTTAACCATGAACCTAGTGAAGTTGAAATGGGTATCATGAAAAAGGTTGCAGACCGTTCCAAAGGGTTAGGGAAACTTACTAATGGAGAAATGCGTAATATCCTAAAATCTATTATGCATGTAGTAAATGGAGACCCACAAGCGTATATAACTGTATTACATTACATTCGCACACATCCTAATTTAGAAATCTATGTAGCAGATAGATTAATGAATAAAAATCCATTGGACATTCCATTCAATGGTGCATATATGCCATCTACTGGTCGATTATATATCACAAGTGATAATATTACACCAACAAATGACACGTTTGTACATGAATTATTACATAGTGCAACTGACTTTACTAAGACAGCTGACTTAAAAAATGTAGTAAATGATACATTAGACTTAATGAGAGAGGAGCTTGAAAAGGATGAAGGACTTGCAGGCGAAATATACAGAGCAGTTGGCAACGGTAAAATACTTGCATCTGTCAGCGAAAACGACCCACAATCTGTTAAAGATGTTATACAACGTGCCTCTAAAAATCTTAAAAGAGCATTCGGAGTTGTACGTAAAGATGGCTCTAATAAAAGTGAAGATGGAGCAGTTTCACATCAAGGAAAATTTGGACGTAAAAACCTTGATGCACTCGCTGGAAAATCTACACAACGAACAAGAATTAGACAATTTATTCAAAGCCTCAACAATCCAACAAACGACACAAACGTCTTAGAATTAATTAAGGGTATGGCTCAAGCTAGTTTAAATTCAAAGGATTTATTAGATATTCCACAAGCTATTATTAATAGTTCTATGGACACTAAAAATAAGTTATTCTTAGCTGCCATGGTTATACCTAAACTTGGTAATAATCCACAATTAGACCAAAAATATTATTCATTCATTAATGAAATGTTCTCTTATGGTAACACAAATATATTTAGTGAACAACAAATTAGAGAACACTTCCAAGATGCACTTGCTGATAGAAAACGTGCACAAAAATTAGACGAATTCCATCAACGTAATCGTACTAATAGCACACCTGAAACACCTGTTGAAAAAGCATTAGCTAAAATCAAACAAGATGCTGATTATTCTATCCGTAAGAATGATAGAATAGACCAAGCGGAACAAAAGTTACTAGCTGATATTATGGAACATGGCGGTGGTATTATTGAACGCATTAACCCATCTGAAGATGGTATATCTTTTGCATGGTTCCGTAAAATGTTACAATCTCCATCTTCTTTAGCACGTAAACTTGTTCCAGAATTAAAGCCTATTATTAAAGCCGCTTATGTTGCCGCACGTACAGCACGATATAAACGTAGAGAATATATCGAAGACCTTGATAAACATTTCTTATCCTTAAACGAAAAAGCTGGCGAAGATAAGCAAATTAATAAACTCTTTGATGATATTGATAAACGTGGTCGTGAATTTGCACAACCAGTTGCAGTTCGTATTAATGGAGAGTTGAAATACGCTATTATCAAACCTAACGATGAGTTCACAGAATTTGGTTTAGGCGATGATACACGTATGCGTAAATTCGTTAAAGCTGAACGTGAAAAGGGTAATCATGTTTATGTTGGTATGTCTAAAGATGTATATCAAGTTATCTCTAGTAAAGATAATATTGCCGCATATAAAGATAAAGCAAATGCTAATAAAGTGGCTATTGATATGTCTAAAGCGTATGCTAAGCAATTAGGTTATAGCGATAACGTATGGGATGCTTATGTGGGTGTACGTAATACACTTAACAAAATCCATAAAGACGTTAATGATAACCAAGTTGCACGTGGTAAAGAACCTTCTGCTGATTTATGGGGTTATATCCCTCGTGAGCACAAACGCTATGGTGTATATCGTATTGAAGTTAGATACAACCCAGAAACAAAAACATATGGTAAAAAATATACAGTACTAACATCTTTTGATACAGAACATCAAGCTAACAGATTTGTTAATAGCTTAACTCCTGAAAAGGGTGTAGCATATGCAACAATTCATCGTGATAGATACCAAGCAGATGCTTCCCAATCTTATGAAGGTTACTATTCCAATCTCACAGAAGAAGAAGAAAACTTAAATAAAGTATATGAGAAAATGTCTACTGAAGATGCCGCAGCATTATTCAATAAAGTACAAGGTAATTATACAGAGACTAAGAAATTCATTGACCATTTCTTAAAAGGTAAAGACAAGTCTATGACTTATGATGATTTCCAAAATTTAATTAATAACAAAGAACGAATGAAGGAAATCGGTCTTAACCCTCGTAAATTACAACAAGAGGTAGCACAAGCTAACTTTGAAAAGTTACTTAAAAAGGATAAAGACGGTGTTCTTACACATCAAAATGTGAGTGCGTACTTATATCGTAGTTCTGGTGCTCAAATGTGGAATAAACATAATCTTAAACGTGCTGGTGTTATGGGTCATAACGAAGACCACACAGCAGCTATTTACCATTATGCTATGACACAAGCGAAGTATCAAGGTAATGCTCCATTCTTAGACTTTGCTACACGCTATTACGAAGAAGCTTTTGGTGAAAACTATGAAAAGCAATATGGTCGTAATGGTACTGGTGCTAAAAATGCACGACAAGATATTGTCCATGATTATATCCAACGTGTAATCGGTGCACCAAATAAAGTAGATAAAGTCCTTAATCGTATTGGTCGTGAGTTACCATACATTGGTAATTTCATGGTTAAATACATGGGTGATAATTGGGTTACTAAATTACTCAACCGTAATATGCAAGCAATGGCTGTATTTAAACTAGGTGTATTCAGACCTACAGCCGCTATCGCACAGTTTGGTACATTAGCCAACGTAGCTGCTTTAACAGGGTTTACTCCTGAATTACGTTACGCAATGAAAGAAGCTGGACGTGGTGGTAAAGATGGTAAATATGGCAAGTTATTTGATGACCTTGAAGTATATGAAGAAAATGCAAACCAAGCATCTGAATTCTTTAGCGATACACTAGACTATCGTAAATTAAAGGTTCATGGTATTAATATTGGTAAAGCATTTGATTTATCTATGAAAGGTTTCATGAAAGCCGACTCTTATACACGTAAAGTAGCCGCTATTGTAGCATACGAAAAATACTGTAAGGACCACAATATGAACCCTATGCAACCAAATAAAAATGACCCAGAAGGTTATCGTAAAGCGATGGAATATGCAAAAGATTTTGTTGTAAAAACAAACTTTGACTATAGCGATATTGATAGCCCACGAATGTTCACTCAATTTGGTACATTAGGTAAAACATTGCTACAGTTCAAGAAGTTCGGTGTTAAAGAAGCTGAATTCTTATTCACTGCTTTTAAACGTGAAGATGGTTCTATTGACTACAAAGGTTTAGGCAGATTTATGAGCATCACAATGGGTATGGCAGGCTTTATGGGCTTACCATTCATGGGTGCTGGTGATGATATGCTTAAATGGTTGACAGGCAAAGGCTTATCTGACCGTGCGAAAGACCTTGCATATGAATGGGCTGGTAATGACCAAACTAAACAAAAAATTGCCTTACTTGCTATGATGGGTGCACCATCTATGTTCGGTGTAGACTTTAGCCGTAACGTAGGTTTTGGTGATTTAACTCCAAGTAATGGTAGTGATTTATTAGGTCCTACATTATCTACATGGGGTTCTCTTGCTGACGTAGCTAGAAACAGCCATGATTGGAGAGATGTAGTTGCTGGTGTTGGTCATTCGTTATCACCACAACTTGGTAACATATACCAAGCGTATACAGGTAATATGCGTGACTGGAAAAATGCGGAAGACAAAGGTGCTTATACACCTGCTGAACGCATGATGAAGTTAATGGGCTTCAGACCTGCACGTGAGTCTGTAGAAAATGATTTAGCTTATAGACTTACTATGGCAAATCAAGAGTTAAAAGAAGGTAAAAAACAAGCAATCAATGATTTCTTGCGTGACCCTTCTGATGAAAATCGCAAACGCCTTAAAGACTTTGGTGTTACTGGTAAACAACTTAAAGATGCTAGAGACTTAAAACAAATGTCTGCTATTGACAAGGCTAATAAATACCTACCTAAGAAATCTTCTGTAGAAGCTGATAAGGTTAAGGAACAAGCTAATGTTTATAATACATTTGTTGACGGTATGTATGATGGATTGGAGGAAGAATAATGGCATTTTACACATTAAATGATATTGCGTATTTAGCCGCACACTGTAATGCTGATGAAGCTACATTACACTGGAGTGGGGGTTCGTATAACAATACGTCCCCTTACTACCACTTAAATATCCTAGGTGATGGTCGTGTATGGTCTGATTTCAATAGTTTTGATGTAGCAGGCAAACATACATGGCATCGTAATACAGGTAATATTGGTGTATCTATTCTCTGTTGTGCAGATGCTAGTGTAGATACAGATGGTAATGTTACATGGGGTACTGTGCCACCAACTGATGCACAAGTTAATAAAATGGCTATGATTGTCAAAACAATTGCTGATGCTAAAGGTTGGGAAATTGATAAGGAACATTTCAAAACTCACAACGACTGGGCAATTATTGATGGATACTCTATCTATGACAATGACCCTGATATGCGTTGGGACTTAATCGGATTACCACAAGAAGATGGAGACGGAGGTGCTATTATTCGTGGAAAAGCTATCTGGTATCATTACCATCCTGAAGAATGTAAAGATTAAGATTTATATTATTATTTTAATTGCGTTATTTGCGTTCTGTGGGCTGTTTTATATGCTCCATAGGCAAACACACGTGGAACAATCTACACCCACCCTACAGCCTAAAATAATGAACGAGAAGGCTACTGTAGGAACTAAGACTACCGTAGCTTACGTTCCAAAAGAGCGAGAGTTGGTTTACGTTAATAATGTACCAACGTATGTCAAAGAAGATACAGATGTAGAAGCTAGTATTGAAAAGCCTGCTGTTACAGTTAAAGTAAATGGCAAAAAACAAAAGTTTGATTTACAGCAAAATGAAACACAAAAATTTGAGAATGGTAAAGTAGTATTAGACCAAAAGTCTACTGTTGAATTTGACATTAAAGTACCAGAACGTCATGAACTTGATGTATACGGTCAAGAAGAATTCCGTGCAGGTAAATTCCATAGCCAAGTTGGTATTGATAAGCATAACGGTAAATTAGTATATGGTGCTAAATATGATATTACCGACAAAGAACCTATTTATTATGTGCGTTACAATCTCGTAAAAATGTACACCAATTAAACATTTGACAAATTGATTTTTATATGTTACTATTACTATAGACATAATTATTTCCTCCTCAGTGTGGTCAGGGGTGGGCTTGACGGCTCGCCCTCGGCTGTGCTACAATCCTTACAAACCCAGCAACGGTGCGTGCTCAGCAAAGGTGTTGACAACCGAACGCTAGGGTGCTACAATGTGAGTAGTGGTGGAGCCACAGAACTTGCTCTACTGAAAGGAGAAAACTATGGCAAAAAGAAATTTTGGCGTATCAATGTGTGGTCGTATGGAATACACTCGCAGAAAGCCAAGAAAAGCGTATTGTAAAAATTGTATACATTGTTTATTGACTGAACATAGTACGGAAATGTACTGCAAAAAATATAAAAGATTTAAGTCAATAAGACAATCAAAAAAGCCATCTTGTTTAATAGCAAGATAGCACTCTATATGAGCAGAGGTGGACCTGTAATGTGTACGGGCGGACAACGGTCTTGAAAACCAATATAGAAGCCGACAGGGACTGACATATAGACTAAATATATCAGTTGGTATCATATCGAGATAGTCGTTGACACTGCAAGCCGACTTTAAAAAATAACAGGGGGCGGACTCACCATTCCTCAATAGGGGCTGTTGGGCACGCCCTTTTGTCGTGCACTTTCCTAGATTTTGTCCCGTCGTAGATGGCAGTCGAAACAAACTCTTTTGAGTAGTAGATAAAGCTACACCTAGGCTACTTTAGTATTAACTATGAAGTTTCGATAGTATACCACAAGTATACGTTGCTCCCATGTATATGGGGGCAATACCTCGGCACTAACTTGGGCAATCATCAAGTATAGAATACATTAGATATTCATTAATTAATATATACTACAATCAACTACGAAGTAGTTACAAACGAAGTGCGTAGTAACAGATATAGAGTAGATGCTCAACATTACTACCAATAAGTGATACAGTTACTTGGTATTCATAACTGGTGCGTTCGCAGAATATCTTCACTAGCGTTCAGATATTGATTAGTTGGTAATACACATAAGAAAAAGAAAATACGAACAAAGATATTCCTTCTTGGTATTATCTACAACTACAGCAACTAACGATGTGAGTATTTCACCTAGCGTAGCGGTTCTACAGTATCAGTATTTTAGGTATTTATAACACTACCACTTAGAGCGTAATAACATTACTACAACTTAGCATATAAAACAAAGAAGAATAACATTACTCAGCGTAATATTGAATTACACTTCGTAATACGTTACACTTAATAGACCCCTTTATGGGGTCCTTTTTTATTTGACAATTTTAGTATATCATGTTATACTCAATTAAAGGAGGTAATATATGGATAGAGAAGAAAAAATTAAATTAATTGAAAGTTATCATAAAAGTTTAGGTTATCAAAGTTGGTTGCCATTCTATCTTGATAATTGTAACACTGGAATTAGTTTAGATACTATTTCTGATGATGAATTACAGAAGGTATTATTATTTATGGAAGATGATTACGCAGATTTATAAGGAGATATTATGAAAGGTTTTATTAATGTGTTAAAATGTGTAATATGTGCTATGATTGCTTTTATTGTATCAGATTTGGCTGTAAATAATCCAACGTATAATGCAGAATATATAGTTAAGTTATTAGTTGTATTTTCTGTATATTTAATTGCTTTTGGTATTTACTTTGAAATTGGAGGAAAATAAATATGAGTAAATATGTTATACATAAATTACCTGTCGATATTAGTGATGCTAAGCGTGAAGAATATATTCGATATATGAAAACTATAGATAATCAACATAGTAATACATATTTTGTTTCTATATCGAAATATGGTCAATATTTAATTTCTGATACTACTAAAGCGGCAGAACCTATATTATTATTTAAAACTATACGATTAACAGAAAGCGAATTTATCAAATCTATTAGTTGGTATGTATTACAAATATCATATGATAAAGGCACAGATGGTATGTTTATAAAAAAACTAATAATACATCCTATGTTAAATGGATTTTCAATGTCTAATGAATTTGCATACTATTATTTTAGAAGTAACGATAAAGAACCTCAAATAAAAATTATTGAAAAAAATATAGTGCCACTTATTCCATATACAGGAAAGATTGAAAAAACATTAACATTAAATTCAATAGTATATGAAGATGAAATCGCAACACTTAAAAATATGATTGAAGAGCGTAAGCAAGAAATATATCGTTATATGATTGGTAATATTATTCTCAGTAATTGTGATATAGATAAATACGAGGTAACTATATGAATTTTACAGATTTACATAGTCATAGTTTCTATAGTAGGCGTGATGCATATTCATCTTTAGAAGAACGTGTAAAGCGTGCTAAAGAAATTGGCTATACAGCCGTATCTTTAACTGACCACGGCACTACATCAGGTTTGACTTCTCATTATATTACATGCAATGAAATGGGTATTAAGCCGATTTTAGGTATGGAAGCATATTTTTCATATGATTTAAGTATTAAAACACGTGATAGTTATCATTTAATTCTATTGGCTAAAAATACAGAAGGTCTGTATAATCTAAGAAGATTATCTACATTCGGTGCATATCATCACTATTACAAACCATTAATTGATTATAATGCTTTACGGCAATATAGTAACGGCATTATTGTTAGTACTGCTTGTGTAGCTGGTCCATTACGTAATGAATTATTACGAGATGAGTTTATTACTACTATGACTGATATTTTTAAAGATGATTTTTATTTAGAAATACAGCCACATGATTTTCCTCTACAATGGGAATACAATAAAGTCGTTGAAGAACTAGGTAAACAATACAATATTCCTATTATTGTTACTGGTGATAGCCATTATGCTTATCCAGAACAAATGCAAGCTCATCGTGATTTTCTATTATTAGATAGAACTTTAGCTGATAAGAAAGCTCAAATCGACGATGCTTATACAGAAAAAGCTAAAGAAAAATATCAAGAAGAATATAATCACATGTTAGAATACTATGGTAGTCGTGATTATCATATGTGGACTATTAATGAGTTTAAGAAAGTAATTCCTAATCAAGAATACTACGATAATGTTGGTAAAATTATTTATAAATGTAATGTAGAAATACCATTTGGCGAAAACCATTATCCTGTATTCCCTGTCAAAGACCCTGCTAAATACGTAAGAGACCATTGTGCAGATGGATATAAACTACATCGTATTGCAAAGAAAGAAAATAAAGACGTATATGTTAATCAAATTAAGCATGAATTAGATATTCTAACACAAGTAGATTACAATAATTACTTCTGTATTATTCATGATATGTTACAATGGGCACGTAAAAATGGTATGCGTACTGGTGCAGGTCGTGGTTCTGTTTGTGGTAGTTTAGTAGCGTATTTAATGGGTATTACAGAAATTGACCCTATCCAATACAACCTCGTATTTGAACGCTTTACTAATCCTGAGCGTGTAACTCCATGTGATATCGACACAGATTTCCAACAAAGCAGAAGACAAGAAGTTATCCAATACATACAGGATAAATATGGTTATGCTTATCCAGTACGTACATTTGGTTTCTTAGGACCTAAAGCGGCAGTACAACACGCAGGCAGAGTACTTGGTCGCAAAGCATCTGATATGACTGCTATATCTAAAAATATCAATGATATCGTAGATATTAAAGATAAAGAGGTTAGAGATATGGCTAGTACATCAGTTAATCGTTTAGTTAATTATGGCACTCATGCTAGTGCAGTAGCAGTATTTCCTAGCGACCCTGCTCAATGGTGTGCTATTGAATATCAAGACGGTCAATATGTAGCGGCAGAAGATTTCCACATTTTAGAAAAGCAAGGTATTCTTAAATTAGATATTCTTGGTTTAGCTACGTTAGATATTATTGATGATGTGTTAAAGCGTGTAAAAGATTGTGATATACATTCCATTCCTTTACAAGATGATAAGACTGCACAATTATTACAAGCTGGAAATACAACTGGTATATTCCAAATTGAGTCAGATGTTATGACTAATATCGTTACTAATATCCATTCTAAGAGTGTATATGATTTAGTAGATACTGTAGCTATAGGAAGACCGGGGGTATTAGATGTAGGTATGGATAAAGTATTTATAGCACGTAGACAAGGCAAAGAGCCTATTAAATATTTACACCCATTACTTGAGCCAATTCTAAAAGATACAGAAGGTGTTATCTTATATCAAGAGCAATGCATGCAAATTGTACAAGCACTGGCAGGATATACGATGGGTGAAGCTGATACTCTTAGACGCATTATTGGGCGTAAAGAATTAGATAAAATTACTACAGCTGTTGATGAATTTGTAAAACGTGCAGGCGATAAAGGTATTACAGAAGATGTAATCAGACCTATTGCCGAACAAATGATTGCCTGTGGTTCTTATGTATTTAATAGAGGTCATAGTGCAGCATATGGTTTAACTGCATGGCGATGTGCTTATTTAAAAGCTCATTATCCAGAAGCCTATTACGCATCTATTCTTGATATGAATTTTGGTGATAAAAAAAAGTTATCTGTGTTCATCAATGATGCTAAAAAGCATGGTATTAATATTATACCACCTGATATATATGGTGATATAACTTGCACTACTGGTAAGAATGTTGTGTGTTTAGGTTTAGGTGCAATAGCAGGATGTAGTAATTTAAAATCATTTACGCCTGAGCGTGGTAAAACATTCTTAGAAATTAACCAGTCAATGAATATGACACAATTAAAAGGCTTAATTTATAGTGGTGCTATTGATGATGGTGGTGATAGAAATGATTACATGCAATACATAAAATGGTTGAAAGACAAACGTAAATCTAAAGGCGATTATGTATTTGATGCAAATCATAAAGACAACCTAAGTAAAGGGGCTATGGAGTTGGCTGTATTAGGTTATACGTTCCATAGTATTTTTGATGAATACGATATTAGTATATGCACAGGTAATGTTAAACCAGCTATTATATTATCTGTTACCGCACGCAAAACTAAAAAAGGTAAACCGTATGCATTCTTAACAGTACAAACTCCTACAAGCGTAGAAAAGTTGGTTACATTTGAAGTTGATTTTACTATGTTCACCAAAGGAAATGTATACGCACTACGAATTAGGGACGGTGTGGTGGTCGATGCCTGCTCAGTGAACCGCTTGACAGCCTGAGCGAGTGGTGGTAGACTGAGATTGTCCACGAGGGGAGCGAGCCTCCCCGAACATTTATTTTATTCAAGAAAGGATAATACTATGAAAGAAAAAACAGTAGAACAAATCTTTGAAGAATTAAGAGAACCTTTTCCCCCACAGGATATTCAGTGGAGAATTGGACAAAAATCAAAAGATGGAAAGAAAGCAATGGTATTACCATATGTAACTAACCGTGCGATTATGGAACGCTTAGACCAAGTAGTAGGCGTAGGTAATTGGTACCCAGAATTCAGACCAGTAGATGCTGGTGGTGAACATGGTATGATTTGTCGCTTAACTATTAACGTTAATCTAGGTGATGAATTAGGTTGGCTTACATTAACACGTGAAGATGGTGCAAGTAATACTAAGATTGAACCTATTAAAGGTGGTATTTCTGATAGTATGAAACGTGCGGCTGTACAATTTGGTATTGGTCGTTATTTATATAACTTAAAAGAAAGCTGGGTTGTACTTGGAGATTATAATCGGTTTGAGCCTCCTAGTTTGCCTATTTGGGCTTTACCTAAAGGCTTCACAGGAGCACAAGTACAAGGCACGGACGTTGAGTTGTATGATTCAAGAGAAACAAGTACGGCTACATCTGCTACGACATTTACACAAGGTAAATATGCGAATAAAGCGATTTCTGAAGTAAGTGATATACATTATTTGCGTTGGGTAGTAGAACAATCTAAGTTTAGTGCAGATACTAAGAAAGCTTGTCAAGAAAGATTAGGTGAGTTGAATGGTTAAGGAATTAACTATTGACTTAGATATTCTACATAATCACAGACTATCAATGGCATTAGTACACGGCTTTATTCGTAAAGAAGCTGATGAACGTGGTTATATAATGGCTGGTAAAAAATTCATCAAACTTACTGGCGATGAAATAGCTAACGGTATTAACTTAAACAGATTTACTGTATGGCGTGCTCTTAAATCATTAGTTGAACTTGGTTATGTAGAACGTATTAAATTACAGGGTTCTGTCAATATCTCTTATGCGGTGATATAATGTCAAAGAAGTTTAACATTTTTGATAGAATAACTAGGTTATATATGGAAAAATGTTCTACTGAACCTATATTTGTTAATAGGAGGTTCAATCCCTCCTATTTCAAATTAAGGGCTCATTTCTATAAGCAAGATGAAAATACTCTTGAAAAGTTATTACGTTATTTAGAAGATAAACCAAAGAAAAGCATTATGACACTTACAGAAGTATATCAAGATGCGGAACAATATAGGTTATATCGTATTAAAAAATATAACGAACAAGAAATGAAGTCAGTTAAATTAGAACGTGCTGAAAGTTATAGCTTAGATGATGTATTAAATTTATGAGGTGTATATGAATATTACAGAAACTATAATCCAACAAGTGGATATTATAGATTTCATTGGTAAATATACTAACCTGCACCAGAGTGGTCGATACTGGAAAGGTAAATGTCCTTTACATAAAAGTGATGATACGTCAGAAACATTAGTAGTATTCCCTGATACTAATTCATTCTATTGTTTTAGTTGTGAATGTGGTGGTTCAGTAATTAATTTCCTTTCTGATAAAGAGAAGATTAGTTATCGTGCAGCTACTGAAATACTAGCAAAAGAATGTAATATTAGTTTAAAGGACAATAAAGAATACCAACTAGAAGCTAGTGAAGAAATGCGTTTCACTAGGGAAGCAGATATGTATCACAAAAATGTTGGTTCTATTGGTGAATATCTAGCAAAGCGTGGTTTAACTAATAGTACTATCAATGATTTTAATTTAGGTTTTCATTCTGATTGCTTAACAATTCCATTACGTAATGAACATGGTCAATACGTTAGTATGGCTGTTAGACAGTTCAATAAGAAGCCCAAATATAAGAATACACCTAACAGTATTCTTTATAAAAAATCAGCTTTCTTGTTTAACCTTGATTTCGCTAGAAAGAAAATTAAAGATAGACTATATGTATGTGAAGGCTATATGGATGCAATTAGTGGTCATCAAATGGGCGAGCCTACAGTAGCATATTGTGGTAGTGAATTACATAGAGACCAGATTAGAAAGCTGGCAGGTTTTATACGTAAAGAAATTACGATTGTAATTTGTCCAGATAACGATGAAGCTGGTGTAAAACATTTACCACGCACTAGAGACCATTTTCAATCAATGTTACCAAAGGCTAATATCCGTGTATTGATTATGCCTGAAGAATGTAAAGATATTAATGACCTATTATGTGCTGGCTATGAATTAGCTGATTTACCTACAGAACATATTGATATTTTTGTTATCAAACAGCTAGTTCAAAGGTATAAAACGATTGAAGAACAGTATGTGGTAGCAGAGTCGTTCCTGAAAACAATACGCTCTCCGATGATTAGAGCTGAAGCTATTCAAGCATTAGGTGAAATTTGGAAGCGTGATGTATCTGATTTAAAAGCATACTTTGATAGTGGTGTATCATCTGAACAGGATTTATTAGAAACATTACATGATGCTTCTAGTAGTCTTAACCAGTTGCGTGATATTTATAAGCGTGGTACTTATCCAACACATTTCCAATTATTAGATAACTGTATTGGTGGTGTATCAAAAGGACAAGTATTCTTAATAGGGGCGTATTCGTCATCGGGCAAGTCTGATATTGCGATTGAATATATCTTGCGACAGATAGTTCAGAATAAAGCTAACGTAGTATTCTTTAGTTTAGAAATGCCACGTGGTAAAATTATGGAACGTATCGTATGTAAAATACTCAAAAAGCGTATATCAGAAGTCAAAGAACTGATTATACAAGGCGACCCATTAGTCAACCAAGTGCTTGACAAAATTGGTAAAAAGTTGTATATTGTAGATGAAAATAATTTATCTATGCATGACATTGAGCGTTATATTAATACAATTAACACTCGTAATATTATGGAAGGTGGAGTTGACGTAATTGTTGTAGATTACTTTACCTATTTAAAAGGTGCAGGTGATTACGATGGTGCAAGTGAACAAGCCTTGATGATGAAAGGTATTGCAAAGCGATACAATGTGATTTTCACAATGCTATCACAGCTTAATCGTAGTGGTAATACGTATGAAGAACCAACAATGAACCAATTAAGAATGACTGGTGATTTGGAAGCATCTGCTGATTATATTCTGATGATTTGGAGACCTGATAGGGCACCTAATTTATCGTTAGAGAAACAGCAAGAACTTCGTAATATTACACGATGTAAAGTAGAGAAAGCACGTGACGGTATGAGCGGTCCACCAATGTTTGAATTGAAATACAATGTTGAGACTTGTAGATTAGAAGAAGTGTTGACAACTGATGGATAATATGATATATTATATATAGAGGTGATAATATGACAGTGCAAGTTGAAATTTATAATGATGGAAAACCTTTACGAAGTTCTGTTGCTGATACATATCGTGATTATATGCGTGAGGAATATCCTTACATTGCAAGAGAACACTGTGTTTTAATATATGGAGATGATGTATAATGCAAGATAAAGAAAAGAAACAACAGAAAACCAAAGATGAAGACAATAGAATTAACGATTACTCTGATTGCTATGTACCATATGTACCAGTAGATACCACACCTTGTGATGTGGTAGTTTGTGATTGTACATGCGATTGTGGGTGTTAAGATGCATACACATATATTTAAAAGAACTATGACGGAAGAAAATATTGTAGAACTCACACGTGCCTTAAAAGACCCATTAATGTTTATTGACTATCCTATTAGTTTTGCCAAAGAGGTTGGTAAATATATGACCAATAGTAATGAGGACTGGAGTACTTATATGACAAAAGTGTTTGAGTGTAATGACGGTCGTATTATTCTTGTAGAATATAGCGATGTTATTAGTCATACGGGACCTCAAGATATTAAAGTATATTTTTATAAAGAGGATAAAGATGCCATATACACTATATAAATGCCCTGATGGCGAATTAACTAATATCGATGATTGCCTTTCTAAATGTAGACTATGTGGTGAATATGACAGTAACGGAGAACTATGGGTGCCTGCTGGTAGGTGTATGAGTTTACAAACATTACGTGCTATTTCAAAGCAACGCAAATGGACAGGTAAACCATCCACTACTCAGTTATTAAAAGGTACACGTGAAGTATTCTTAGAACTCACTAAATTCTATCATATTAGTCCAAAGGACTCTGTATTCATGTTATTTGGTACAGAAGTACATGGTGGCTTAGAAAGTCATATTGGCAACGAACATGGTGAAGTTGCAGAAATACGTATCGAAGATGATTATTCAACTGGTGCATTTGATTATTACACACCTGAAAATGGTGGAACATTAGTTGATACTAAAACTTATGGTAGTTATAAAGCAGCTCACACTCTTGGATATTATATGAAAAGAGAAGAGACTGATTATATCTATAAATCTGGTGCTAAGAAAGGTCAGAAGAAAACAGTTAATGTTTTATACAAAGATGGTCCACATTTAAGATTTGACTTAGCAGTACAGATAAATGATTATCGTATGAAAATCGAAAAGAAACTCGGTTTACCAGTAGCTAATATGTGTTGTCAAATCTTAGTGCGTGACGGTAATACTTATGTGGCAACTAGCCGTGGTATTACAGAACCAAGTTATTTAGTCCCGATTAATAAAATCTCAGATATTTGGGTCGAAAGATATATGAGAAAGAAAAGTCAGGACTTAATATATGCGTTGGAAAACAACGTATTACCTCCACCATGTAGACATAGGGAAACATGGGGCGGTAGAAAATGTCAAGATTATTGTAATGTATGGAATTTTTGTGAAGAAGGAAGGAAAGCACATGGAATTCAGTAAAGGTTATTTAAAAGTAGTTACAAACAAAGCAGGTTATGAAGTTGATATTGATGGTATTACACCTCAAGAATTAACTGTTATTTATTCCAATATTATTGCTAAACATTTTGGTGTAGATGCAGAAACATTTATGGATGTAATGTTATCCCACCTCGAAAAAACAATTGATGATATTGAAAGTGAACCAGTATATGAAGACCCAAATGAAGCTGGTTATGATGCATTCACTGGTGAACCAATCGAAGATGAAGATGAAGAGTTTGAATGTGATTGTGAATTCGGTGTTTGTTATGACCTCAATGGTAATGAAGTAGCATTTGAAGATTTACCTGAAGATGTACAAGCAATGTTGTTAGCGGTAGCGGAGCAATTATAATGGAAACAAAAGACTTTACTAATAAATTAAATACGATTATCGACCTATTCGTAAAGAAAAGTGAACAATACTCTGATGGTAAAGATATTTTATCTGCTTTCCGTAAAGCTGGTTTAGTTCACGGTGATGGTAGTGTAAAGTCTATGTTCGATGCTATGCTTGTTTATAAAGGTAAACATGACTTAGCATTAGCTGAACATGGACTATCATTACCTGATGCACAAGAACGACTACATGATATTATTGTTTATTGCGTATTAGGGAGTTTGATGATTGACGAAATGCAAAGTAAAGACAAATTGCAAGGTTCCAAAGGATAGTTGTTGGTATTGCGATAACTATAATTTATATCAACCAAAAAACCCTAATATTTTATCACCACGTCAAGAAGAACAAAAACTTGAATACAAGTTAGCTAAAAAGGTTAAGAAGCAGTCTACAGCAAGTAAAAGAGGTAAAGCTAACCGTCGTAACGGTAGAAAAGCAGAGAATGATTTGCTTAAATATTTACAAGCATTACACCTCACAGTTCATGCGGTACCTGCTTCTGGTGCCTTTAAGCTAACAAATGCTATTAAAGGCTACGGAGATAGTGAAATAGCTAAACGTATGTCAGGTGATTTAAAGTGGGATATTGATGATAAGATTTATACCATTGAAAGTAAACGTGATGTAAATACAGATGGATTGTATAAGAAAGCTGAAGATGGTCCTATTCATTATACTGGGTTTGCTTATATGTTACGTCAAGATTTATTTGAAGCGTTAATTAATAAGGTGGAATTTGGTGAGCCAATACCTAAAGAACCTAAAAGTCTTAAAAAGATTGAAAAATATTTTAATCAAGACAATAGTGATATGGTTGTAATTAGTAGACCGTATTTACCTAGATTATTTTTTATAAAAGAGGAGTTATACGATGCCATCAAAAGAGAAACAACACTTTAATATTACACTAGATGAAAATGATATTGTAAGATTTGATACAGACATTGCTAAAGCAGACGTATTAATTAAAGTTATTGCTACTGCTAATGCGGCTACTATCGATATTCTTACACAAGCAACTGGTCGTGATGATATTGCTGATATTTTAATTCACGAAACAGAAGTTGTATTTGAAGAAATGAAAAAAGGTGGTGAAGCTGATGAAAGTAATTAATGAAACATTTGATAAAATCCTAGATTGCCAATCCATCTTTATCTCTGCTGTATACGATGATGAAGATAAAAACCTCATCCTTGGTTATAACGTCAAAGGTTCCTTGGCTAATGGTCGTACAGAAGTAATTGCTAAATTTACAAGCAAAGAAGAGGCTAAATCTCTTATCCAACATTTAACTGTTGATTTGCAAGTATGTACACGACCTAGTTATTTTAAAGAAAGACCGCAGGCGTAATCATGGTGCAATACGAAGACATTAAAGAATTATCTGATGAAATTAGTGATATGTATAAAACACTACAAGATAATGATGCTGACACTGCATTTTATTTAATGAAAGAGTCATCCCTTTTGTTACCTAGCTTTGAAGAATTATCTCATGAGTTACTTAAATTATTAAGTAATTTAGAAAAGACTGCTAAAGCTACACAAGCTAAAGTAAGTAGAGAAAGTTCTAATAAGGTAACAGAGGGAGACCGTATTGCTATATCTGACCCAGTTGTATTAGATGTATGGAAGAATTATGCTGATGTACAATACAAACAACGGTTAGTACAAACACAAATTGACTTTTTGAAACGTATTTATTTTGACTGCAAACTTGTATACGAAAATGTATGCAGACAAAACCGGTCAGTAGTTGGAGAAAAGTTGGTGGGTAGAGCATGACGCAAAGAGAATACGATTATATAAGTTCCTGTTATGAAGTACCTTTTATTCAGTTTTGTATGGAAGAAGCAACTAAACTTCATATTATTACAGGACAAAAGGTTCACTTAATGTGTGATGCTGTACAAATGCAAGCATTAGCATTAACATATGATGGGCAGGTGTTAGGCAAATATGAGTTCTAAAAATAGAGAAATTAAACTAGGCACACATATTAATACACCTGATGGTGAGATACGTATTGGTCTAGTAAAATATGACCCAAAGAAAGATGAATATTTTTATTCTGTATTTGGTAGTAAATCTAAGTGGTATCATGAAAAGGATGTAACAATATGCGAAAAACAACCGAAAATAAGAAAGAAAAAATCATCAACTTCTTCAAAGAAAATAAAGAAGTTTTAGGTGAATTTATTGCTATTTTTGCCTTTGGCTTATTATCTTTAGTTCTTTCTATTATTAATTTAGACCAACCACACGGCATTCAAATTATGTTGTGTATTATTTTATTTAATACATTGTGGGCTCAATTCCACGCTCAACGTGCATATTATGCTTTAAAAGAAATGAAAGAACAGGAGAAAAAATAATGTTAATTGCACAAGAAGAAAATGTAGTACGATTATTACGACAAATGAGAGACCAAGGCTTTGAAAGTTTGCTTATTCTAAATGGCAATATAAATATTTTTGGTCCTAATGTAGAGGGTCAGATTATCCATTTACCAGATGTTACAATGACTACTTTGCAGGTGTTTTTATTACGACACAAACCTCCATATTCAATCTCTAAACTTATTGCTGATATTGAACACGATGTAGTTGGTCCCGATAAAGGTTTTAAATGGTTTGATTGCGTACATAAACCAAACAAACTTCGTTTCCGTGAAAGTAAACTAGGTGAAATGGTATTTACAATGAATGGTATTGTCCGTTGTAATAAAGGTGATAAAATTATCATTGGTGTAAATGGTGAACAATATCCATGTGATAAAGAAATCTTTAAGTTGTTATATGACGAGGTGTAATATGCAAGTAATTAAACGTGATGGAACACGGCAAGAATATTTAGGTTCTAAAATTGAGAAAGCGGTAGAGAAAGCGATGTTTGCTACATACATGGTAATGGAACCTACTATGTTGGCAGAACCATTTCAAGTATCTCTACATGTTTGTGATGTTGTAAAAGATTTAAAACGTGATGTATCTATTAGCGAATTAGAAAAAATTATTTATCGTAAATTAAATGATGATGGATATTCTGATGCCGCTATTAATTATATTGAATACAAAACAAAACGTGAAATGGCACGTAGTAAACATAAACTTACTCAAGAATTCTTAGATAAATACCCTGATTATCCTGATTGCATGGATGAATTAGCTAAGTTTGTTTATATTCGTACATACTCTCGTTGGTTGCCAGAAAAAAATAGACGTGAAACGTGGAAAGAAACATGTGCTCGTGCTATTAACGGTAACTGTTCCTATTTACCTACAGAAGATGGTGAGCCTGAAAAACTATTTGATAATATGTTTAATTTACGACAACGTATTTCTGGGCGTATGTTATGGATGGGTGGCACTGAAGCATTAGAAAAAACTCCATTAGCGGCATATAATTGTTCTGGTATTGTCATGGATAGTATTAATGCATTCCATGAATTATTCTATTTGTTAATGGTTGGTACTGGCGTTGGTTGCCGTGTATTAAAAGAAGATATCGCTAAACTTCCTCAATTTGATACATTTAAAAAGTTATACCATGTTAAAACTCCTGTTCCTCAAGGCACTACATTAGAACATACTAAAGTGTCTAACTATGGTCATAGTGTAATCATTACTGTTGGTGATAGTAAAGAGGGTTGGTGTGAAGCATTAACTGCATACCTAGAAACAATGGCTGATAATACAACTAAATCTATTTCTATTGATTACAGTTATATCAGACCTCAAGGTGCACCACTCAAAACATTTGGTGGCTATGCAAGTGGCTATAAATCTTTACAGGAAATGTTTGAAAAACTTAACAAGATTATTGTTAAAGAAAGCACTAATGGCAAACTTCGTCCATTAAATGTTGCTGATATGTGTAATATTGTTGGTCAAAACGTAGTAGCAGGTGGTACACGAAGAACAGCTGAACTCATCCTATTTAGTCCAGATGATGAAGAAATGCTACATGCTAAAGAGAATTTAGACCCAGAACATTATTTCCGTTATATGTCTAACAACTCTATGTATTTAGACAAAAAACCTAGCCATGATGAATTGTATAAGATTATGAAATCTATTAAAGAAACTGGGGAACCCGGTTTTATTAATGTAGCTGGTGCTAAAGATAGACGTTCTGACTTCGACATTGTAAACCCATGTGCTGAAATTTTGTTACCAGCTAAGGCTGTATGTAATCTTACCAATATCAACGTATCTAAATTTATTGATGAGCGTGGTAATGTAATGATACCACGGCTTAAAGAAGCATGTAGATTATCTGCTCGTGCTTGTTACCGTCTAACAGAGCCTGAATTAGAACTAGATGGTTGGAGTGAAATTCATCATAGAGACCGCTTAATTGGTTGTTCTATTACAGGTTGGCAAGATGCTGTAGCTGGTAATTTGACTAAGCCAGAACAAGAAGCATTACTAACATTAATGAAAACTTGGATTAAAAGCTCCGCTAATGAATACGCAGATGAAAATCATCGTCCTCGTCCTGTGTTATATACAACAGTACAACCAGATGGTACAGGCGGATTAATTAGTGGTTGCTCCGCAGGCGTCCATTACAATCACGCTCCGTATTATTTCAGACGTGTACGCATTTCCACTAACTCTCCTTTATACCAAGCTGTTAAATATTTGGATGGTTGGCAAATTGATAATGAAGTTGGTCAAGGCGATGATGGTAATACAAAAGTAATTACATTCCCTTGTAAATCTAAGTCTACAATCACAAAATATAATGTATCAGCTATTGAACAATTAGAACAATATAAAATGATGCAGAAATTCTATGTAGACCATAACACATCTATTACTGTTACAGTTAAAGATGATGAATGGGATGCAGTGGTAGATTGGTTAGATAACAACTGGAAATATGTAGTTGGTATTTCATTCTTGTCTCTAAATCAAGATTACTATCCTTTGATGCCTTATGAAGAATGTACTAAAGAACAATACTTAGAATTAAAATCTAAAATGGCACCGCTTGACCCAGAATTAGTCAATAAATATGAATTTGAACTACAAACTGTAGGTAAGGATTTTGAAATTGATGAAAGTGGCGAATGTGAGGACGGTCATTGTCCAGTGCGGTAGCCTTGCTCAGCGAGGGGTTGACAGCCGACCCCTCCTTGTGCTACACTAGAAGCATAGGAGGTAGCTATGAAACATTTATTTAGAGCAAAAGACACAACAGGAAAATTAGTATACGGTGATGTTGTATATGGTACACCATATGACATATACGATAATAGAGAAGACGAAGACTATACACATCTATTTATAACTGATGTACGTTATTTTGAGCGATGGGAAGTAGTATTCGATGACGATGGATATGCAGATGATGAGTATTATCCTGATTGGGATATAGACATGGTTGATATTGATTGGAATACACTAGAATTTAATTTGAACGGAAAGTGGATAAAATACGAGGTAAAACATGAAAGTAGCATTGATTAATCATACACCATTAGCTTTCCCTGTTCGTGCGATGGGACAATGTTATGGTGTAAAAACAACAGAACAGTCTTTAGTACGTGCAGTCAGTTCTGGTCATTTGTCTTTATTGGAGCATGCGTATGCATCTTTTGATATTGAAATGTCTCAGAAATGTCTAGCACAAATCACACGTCACAGACAATTATCTTTTACGGTAAAATCTACACGTGGTACAGATTTTAGCAATAGTGGGTATTTTAATTCTCAACTGCATGATTGGTCTGGAATTGTAAATGCAACATTAATTGCCAATGGCATGAATAAAATTATTGAAGAACAAATTAAAAAATACCAAGAACTCATTGAAGATGGTGTTCCATATCAAATTGCTGGATATGTATTGCCATTAGCCACAAATGTAACAATGACAGTAAGTGGCAATCTTAGAGCTTGGTTAGAGTATTTGCCTAAGCGTTTATGTAAACGTGCCTCTCCTGAACATCAAGCAATTGCACGTCAAATTTATTGGCAGTTAAATGAAATTTATCCTAATATTATTAATTTGAGTAATATGGGTATGTGTGAAGGTTGTAAAGAAACTTCTTGTGATTTCACATCGCATAAAAAACAACCTAAGACACCTGTAAGAAAGGAACTAACATGAAAACATTAAGTGTAATTATCGTAAGTATTTTGTCGCTATTAACAGTTATGTGTGCAATCTTAACGAAAGTGTTATCTGTATTAACTATTGTTGGTGGTGTGTGTTGGTTATTAGGATTGTTTGGTATCACTGGTATGACAGTCGTATGGTTGTTTATTGGCACTGTTGTTAGTGGGTTAAGTATTTTAATCTTACCAATTCTTATTGCAGTGATTGCTGAATTTGGATGTAATAATGGAACCGATTATTAGCCCTTGGATGATATATTTTATTGGCATTGCAGATAGTATTAGGCAAACGTCAAATATGTTGGCTTTTATTTCGTCTTTGTGTTGTATAGTTAGCCTTGGTTTTTATACATTCCATGTTGTTAATATGCCATATATTATAGATGATAAAGAACGAGAAGCATATACTAAGCTCGTTAAAGCTAGTAAATTAGCATCGAAATTCCTTGGTATTTTATTTGTAACAACTCTGTTGTTATCAGTATTCGTTCCAAGTAAACAGGTGTTAATTAGTATGGCTGTAGCTAATATTGTAACGCCTGAGAATATTCAAGGTGCAAATGATTTCGTAAAAACTAATGTACAAGATTATATTAATATGATTGTTGATGGTATTAACAAGGTAAAATAATGAAATCACTATTTAGAGCAAAGAAAAATAACGAATGGGTATATGGCACAGTACATGTAGACCAACAAGGTGTTGCTCATTTCTTATCACCATCCGCTATACGTAATCTTGGTGATTACGAAAAAGGTGAATTGCCAGAAATGATTTTTAAGGTAGAATATATGGCAGTTGAATGGGGTACACTTGAAATTAATATAGGTACTAAATATATACCATATGATATTAGTAATCCTAAGAATAGGATTGGGGGTGGCTTATTTGAGTTCGTACCTTTCAGAGTATTTTGATGTAATTAATCAAATTAATCAACACTATCGTAATAATAAACCAATTGATAATTTAGATTATCTATTCCATAAAGCTGAGTTTTTGCGTTCCGCATCAGAAGATATTCGTACTACCATGTATACAACGTATCATAGTATAGATGTTATGGATGATGATTACGCTATGGAAGGGATGCGACACGGCAAACTATCACGTGATGGAACACAAGTTATTTTATCTTACGAAGATGACGGTATTGTTAATATTGTGTATGAATGCCAAATACCACAATCAATTATAGACTTGACATTCGCTGATAGACATGGTAAAATACAATCAGAAGTTACAGTTATAGCTTTTATCCAGCGTGTTAATACATTGTTAGCTCGTGATACAGAATATCAGAAGAATAGAAAGGGGTATCTAAATGAGCAATACGGAAAAGAGTGTGTACAATACGATACAACAGAAACCGATGAAGTACAATGTGGCGGTCTTCACTAACATGATTGAAACAAAGAAAGAAATATATTTAAGTAAACGTGATTATTATGCAGAAGAAGATGATTTCCTAAACATGAGGTATTACGAAGCCAAAGCAGATGCGTGTAGGGAATTACTGCGTACTATTTCTGAAACATTTTAGAGAGGATGATTTTATTAAACAGGTAAGATTATTTATTATCACAACAATCTTGGCAATGTTGCCACTTATTACATTTGCATATCCAGTTGATGTAGAGCTTACAGCTTATACACATACTGGTTCTGTAATGGCTAACGGTGAATATCCCTATGTAGGAGCCGTTGCATCTAATGACTACCCACTTGGCACTACGGTGTATATTGATGGTAATCCATACACGGTAGCAGATAGAATGGCAGATGGTGTATATGGGGTTATTGATATTTTTGTAGATAGCTACGATGAAGCTATTAATTTTGGTAGACGATATACCACAGTTTATATTAACTAAGGAGTAAAACATGAACAAAGTAATTCTCGAAGGCGTTATGGCTCGTAATCCTCAAACCAAAGAAGTTGGTTCTGGTAAAGTATGTAACTTTACTGTTAAATGTGTTGACGAAGTAGAGGTAAAAGGTGAAACTAAACAGTTTACATCTTTTGTTAATTGTGTAGCATGGAATGAATTTGCTGACCAATACGTAAATGCAGTTGAAGGTGAACCTGTTAATGCAGAAGGTCGTTTGCAAACACGTTCTTATGAAAAGGACGGTCAAAAACATTACGTTACTGAAGTCAATATTAATAAATAGGAGGTTGTATGTTGCGAGGTTTTGAACGTGTATCTTATATTAAAGATGGTGTAGTACCAACACGTAAAACAGCCAGTTCCGCAGGATATGACATTTCCGTAGTACATGGAGGGGTCATCCCTCCTCATACTACTAAAGTGTTTGATACTGGTATTAAAGCGTTTATGAGACCAGATGAAGTGCTAATGGTTTACATCCGCTCTTCTATTGGCATTAAACGTGGTTTAATGTTATCGAATTCTACTGGTATTATTGATGCGGATTACTATAATAACGATGATAATGAAGGTCATATTATGATTGCATTATACAATAATACTGATGAAGAGGTAACCATTCAAGACGGCGAACGTGTTGCACAAGGTGTATTTTTACGTTATTATACATCTGGTGAACAAATTGAAACAGAGCGTAAAGGTGGTATAGGTTCAACAAATGGCTAAAGATTACGACCAATGGTATATTGATATTGTAAATGCAGCCGAAACACCTGAAAGAGGAATAATTACTGTCCGTAAATTAATGGAAAAACGTGAAGAATGGGAAAACGCAACCTCATATCGTAATGATAAAAAATGGTTTTATAAAACAGGACAACATAATAAAAATAAAGAAAAAGCAGAAATTGCTGACCCTAGTAAATATTTTGATAAACTTTCACGCATGGCTTCTATTAATAAGATTATGAAAGCGGTCAATTCATACGCTATGATGTGTAAACCAAAAGCATGGAAGGCTTTTTGTAAGAAGGTTTTAGCCGGTGAATACTATGTAAGGCAAAGTGGTTACTCTAAAAAGAAAACCAAATCGATTGATAATGGGCTACAATACTTGTTGCCAGAATTACGCAATTTTATCTTGCTTTATATAGAACAAGACCCTACGATTGATGATGATGTGAAGGAGTATATTAAGCGTGTTAGCAAGAAAAATAAAAAGTCTAAACGATAGTTATGAAAAACATATTATGCAAGTACGTGTAGATGCAGAAAAGGGTGCGTTAGCCGTATTATCTGACGTACATGAAGGCTTAAATAATCGCAAGCAATTACAAGAAGCAGTTAATATGCTTGTTGAATTAGGTCAGAACTGTAAAGTTATTTTAGGTGGCGATAGTACTAATACTACTACAAAGAATTCTAAAGGTAATGTATTAGAAGAATGGTGTAGCGGTGATAAGCAAGTATATAATCTCGTAGATGATATTCGACCATTGTATGAAACAGGTCAGCTTATTGGTATTATCGCAGGTAATCATGGTGCACGTGCGTATAACGAAGCCTTTATTAATGTGGAAATGATGATTGCAAGTTTATTGGGCGACCGAAACTTATATAAAGGTGAATTTGGTATTGTATACTTTAATGTAAATAAAAACTGTTACGTTCATCACATCTTACATAAACACAAAAAGGCTAAAAATCATTATGATTATTTTAATGCTGATGTAACATGGTATGAACATTTTCATGAACCATATGCTGTACCTAAATTAGTTATTGAACATAATAAGTATGTTAAGAAGCCAGTAGCTAAAGAGATTTGGGAATTACATCAAGGTTCGTTCCAAGTATATCCTGATTACTGTAAAGCAAGTGGTATTCGCCCTACTGTTGGTGGCTTCTATATTGCTGAAATGAATGGTATTGAACACCAACGCCAAGTTATCCCTTATTTAGACCATCAACTACAATCTTTAATTGAAAGGGGTTATTCTTTATGAGTTTGTTAAATACAGCTTTTATCAATGTTGGTTTTAAAACTTATATCCCCCTTGACAGTATCGACTATATTTTGGATAGTAGGGAACAACGATATAAACGTTTAGTAATTGCAATGAAAAAAGAAGGAATGATAAAACTAGATGCTACTAAACGAAGAAAATGTCGCAGTCTTATTGTTACCAAAGATAAGATGGGTATTTTATCTGCGTTCCCTCCAGAATATCTATTAGGTTTAAATGTAGATGATGAAATACAAAATAAACTATTAGAACAAGATAAAGTCGAAAAAGCTAAAGGTCGTATTCGTTATTATAAATGGGGGTATGAACATGGATATAAAACAGAGGAAGAATATCGAAGAGCGTGTGAAGAAGCCAAGACCCTCGGAATACAAGAAGAAACCGAAGCCTAGTGCTCAACAAGAATTATACGCTCGTGTAAAAGCTGAGACTGGTAATACAGCATTAGCTAAAGCAGAGGCAGGATATTCACCTAACTATCCTACAAAACTACTAGAACATACTGAGACAATGGAAATTGCCTTAGAAAAACAAAAACAAATAGTCCAAGATAAATTCATGAAACGTGCAGAAGAAATGGCAGACCAAATGTATCATTTAGCACTCAATGCTCGTTCAGACCAAGTGAAATTCCAAGCTACTAAAGACCTATTAGATAGAGCTGGTTTTGCTCCTGAACAGAAAACGATTAATGAAACACGTTTTACTACCATTGAGTCTCGTGTTACACAAGATATGCTCGCACGATTTAATCGTATTAAAGAGATTGAAGATTAAAAATGGACATAAAATAAGCCACTTAATTGGGGCTTATTTTTTTTATCTATCTAACATACGTTCGATAATTTCATCGTCATTAATCAACGATTTCAGCTGTTCTTTAGCTAATTCGTATAGACCAATTTCTGTCATGCCACGAACAATATCAAGCATTTCATCAGCTGGTAATCCTTCTTTAGCACATCGACGAACAATTTCTTTATGTACTTCAACACCAAGTAAAGCCAATTCATAGATTGTAGTATCTTTTGTAATAGAAGATTGTACACCATGATTATCGTATTGGAATGTAGCACGAGCGTGAGTATCTTTCACATTAATAGCTTGTAGTTTTTCTTTTAAATTTGTTTCCATGTTATTATCCTTTCTCAAAAATATACTATAAATAATATAAACCTGTTATTTGATAATCACCGCCTTTCATTAAATACTATTAATTTCATTATAGACAATTGGGTCTTTACCATAGGTGTTATCCCAATCAGATATTTTCCGATTGATTTCTATAAATCTATCATGATACCATGCATCTCTATCAAATTTGATTCTAGTGAGTGTATCGGCATGGTGAATATCGCTTGCTAAATCAGCTTCAATTTCACAAGCAGTATATTCTTCAATATCATCATACATACTTGCTAAGGCATCCCTACAATCTTTTACTAAAGTATAAGGCACGCTTATATTAAATTTACTTTCAATTTCTGATAGTATATATTCTACACCATAATACAATTGTTTATTGGTAAATTCGACACCATTAATATATCCTTGAAACTGATGTACAATTTTACTTTTCATATCGTTTCATTTTGCATGCATTACTGCACACCCTCCCATATTTACGTTCCTTAATCGGTGGTAATTTAACACCACATACTGCACAATGAGTAGCTGCTTTTGCACCAGCCTTTAATTTTTGCCCATCGTTAGCATGTTCTTCATCATATTTTGCCCATTTAATATCAAACTTTTGTTGCCAAGTTAATTCATCTTTAGATGGTTTAAAAGTTCTTTTTGTTTCTGGATTTTGACAATCATTACATAATGTTTGATTGTTATATACTTCAAATAATGTATTACAACAATGACATTTTCTTTGCATTTAATCACCTCCATCAATATATATTGCACAATATGTTGTGCATCCATTTGAACGTGCTTTATACATCCATTGATATAAAAACCAACTACTGTTTCGACATACTCTGCTCGTATAGTTTTTATCAAAGGTTGCTTTTACCATATTAGGATTTAATTTCCTATATGATTTAAAATGATTAGTTATTTTTATCATATTTAACTCCAAAGTCCAACTCTAAATGTAGATACAGAGGAACATGTACTTGTATACATACCTTTATATAATATATCTGCGTTATCTCTCCAAGTTATCTGTTCATTTATATTATATAATCTCATTATATTAGGAATACAAGGATAAGGTTTTGTTACAGATATAAATCTATTCGATACTCTAATCATTATATCACCTCCAACGATTACCTATATATACTTTATAAATATTACTAACACTATATGCAGCTAAGTACATATCTTTCATTCTATATTCATACGGGTCTTGAAACATTGTTGGCAATGCGATACATTTTCTGTATTTCTTGCCAGCAATCTTTATTTTATATGTATTGTATTTATTTATCACAACGCTCACCTCTGAATAAGTTGCAACCTAAAAGGTCTAATTACATCAGAAGCAAATACTTCACCATATATATAACAAAAAATTCTTAAAGGTTTATGATAGCCTTGTATATATTTTTTATCATGTAAATATTCATTGTTACGTCTAATATTTTGCCTTTTACGTAAATCTGTAAATGCTATTGATTTACTCATATCAATCATAATTTAATCCTCACTATTTCATGTCTATTTATACATTCGTAGCTGTATTCAAATACATGTTGTATATCTGTTTTATAAGTTGTAGGCGATACAATAGTATGATTATAAAACCTACTAACTTTAGGTTTTGAACGTGGAGATAAAACAAACTGTCTCCTTAATAATTTGTTAGCATTTAACATACTTAGCTCCTATTACCATTCCTTGACCACCTTTACCATGATTATAATTATGAACCAGCAAAGTTTCAATAACAATAAATGAAAAACTATTTCTATATACTTCGTCAGCAACATGTCTATAATATGATAAACAGTTGGGATAGTTCATAATTTTAAATTTTACTCCATCATTTTTTACAAACATGCGATACCCCCCATTCTTTATAAACATGCGATACCCCCACTGCACAATAATCACGTTGTACTATATATGCCTGTTTAATAATAAAAAATACTTCATCCCTTGCTGTATAATAATATAAAGCGTTATTGTCTACTTTCCCGCATAAATGGTGTATTGTTTTGTCCCAAGTAGTTTCTATTAAATACATTCTGTCATTTGTTTTTAATATAATACCACCTTATACGGATTAATTTTAACAGTAAATCCAGTAGCTGAAAATTTTGCTTTAAATACTATCGCTATATCTCTTTCATGTTGAGCGTATGGGATTGATAGATATGCTTCAGATATGCTATTAAACGCAGGTATATATATTGGAATAGTCATCACGACCGTTTTGTTTGTATCTATCATTCTTAACCTCTCTTTACTTTATAACAACAATATTGTCTTGGCTCATACATAATACCAAAGAAGGAATTGTGCATATATAATAAACTCTTTTTGTGGAGTGTAGAAAGTGCTATTATTGACAACTCTTGATAATTATTAAACATTCTTGTTCTGTATAACCAGAGCATATCATCCTCTTTAATCATATTATTTCTCCAATTCTATATGAAATATACCACCCATATCGGTAGTATAATTATTTGTTAATTCCTGTTTGACAAATGTATTGTCCGCATACTTATCTTCTATATCAAAAAAAGTAGCACCATGTGCATGTAATTTTAATAATGCACTATTCCAAGGGACAAATACAACTGATATTAATGTATTAGATTGTATCATTTTTCACCTTTGTGTATCTACATACACGAACGCATCCACGTCGATAATCAAATTTGAATTCATTATCAATTTCACAATCCCAGTTTCTTCCCAAACTGGTCCCTGCCTTGTCGCTAAGACGTTCGTTAGTAGTACTAGCTGGTCCCATCATTGTATTTACATGTATCCGTTTATCTATCATATTTGAATATACATGTCCCTTCTGGTCTATAATTACGTTTAAATATAGTAAAAACATGTACCATAGTTGATGATACTGCTTTAAAATTTTTACACTGAATAAATGTAATATAGTTTTTATATACTTCTCCATGGACTGTACATTTAATATTTTCTAACATATCACTCACCGCCTTGCATATTTGTAAATATGATTTTCATTAATACCGTAATTACGTTTGAACCAATAAAATAAGCTATATCCTTGAATATGGCAGTCGGTAAATGTAAATAGCTCATTATAAAATATATTGTTGACGTAGCCTGTATGATAAACTATTACTCTACCATTTCGTATCATATTTAAAACTTCTCCTTCCCATTACATCGTATTCAGATTGAAATAAGAAACATAAACTGTCACATACATTATAGTCAGTATATCTATCCACCCAATGTAATGCCTCAAGTTGATTTCTATTTGCTGTATATGTAACTGCAATTTTAATATCTTTTATCATAACTTCACCTCATCACTCTTTTTTATAGGGGAGCCGAAGCTCCCCACTGGATTATTGGGAAACTTCAGCAGAATTTACTTCTTCAGAAACTGTTTCTTCAACAGGAGCTTCAGGAGTTGTTTCTTCTGTAGGTTCTACTGGTGCTTGAACCATAACTACTGGAGTTGGGTTAGTCATTTTATAATGTTCGTAGAACTCAGTACCCATTTCACGGTCAATTCGTTTTAATTCTTGAATTAACAAGTAAGATGTTTCAGCACCACGTTCAATATATTTCTTAGTGCGTGCCTTAATAGCCATTAAAACGATTTGTTGTAAATCACGTACTTTAACAGTACCAGCTTTAGATACAAACACAAATTTCTTAGCTGTTTCTTCGTTCAAAGAGATGACAGGGATTTTAATAGTATCTACAGCGTCTTTACCTACGTTAGAAGCAGAGAATTCTTCGATAGCACGAGCTACACCAGATGGAGTTGCAGCGTATACTTTAGTTTGTTTTAAAGAGTTAGAAATGAAACGTAATTGTTCTTTATCAGATAAAGCGGCAATGTAGTTAGTAATAGTCAAGTTCATTTTGGCAACAGTTGTCATAGTTGTACCTCTTTCATTGTATGATTAATAATTGTTTTCTTAATGTTTTGAGTTCGCAATCTGTATTCATCAATGCTATCTTTAGCATAAAGATATACAATATCGCAAGGTTGTGTTTGACCGATACGATGTATACGGTCTTCAGCTTGACCCATAAGAGATGGAGACCACGGATATTCAATGAATATTGCCGTGTGTGCTTTGGTTAGGGTAATACCAACAGCACTTGCCTGTAAACTACAGACAATCAAGTTTGTGTAATTAGCATTCGAGCCAGAGTGCATCTGGAAATTATCAATATTCTGTTGTCTATTTGTTTTTGATTGACCACCGATGATGTATTTAGCATCAGGGAACTCCCTTCTTAACCTTTCTACAATGTTTCGGTGATGAGCAAATACCACAAGGGACTCACCTCTTTCTAATACTTTACGAATATATTCAATACAATAAGGAAGTTTTTGTTGTAATACTTCTCTATCGTATTTTTCAATCTCCTCAAACGAAGTTGGTTCTGGTTGAGATATTGTACAACACGGAACCATGTGGACAGTTTTAGGAGGAAGATTTTTCTGCACATCTTTTTTGATACGTCTTATCCATACTTTCTTCATCGCTTCATTGAGCTTTGATAGATTAGAATGACCATCATGTGATGTGCCCCAAGGCGATATATAACTTCCACAGAAATCCTGTAGGAACTTATCTTTACCGCCAGATTTATATGTCAACCCTGCTATCTCTAATTGACAAAGCAACTCTTTAGGTCTATTCAATACTGGTGTACCAGTAATCATGATACGGTATCGAACACCTTCAACCAATTTCATCGCTGCTTTAGTACGTTTAGAAGTGGGAGTTTTTAATACATGACATTCATCAAATATTACTTGTTGTATATTAAGGCATTTGAGTGAAGCTAGAATTTGGTCCAAACGCTCATAATTTGTAACGATAACTTTAGAGCTCAAATCGTCAACATTAATATCGATGCCAGCCCATGTTTTTAACTCTCTTTTCCAGTTCTCTTTTAGAGGAGCAGGGCAAACAACAATAGTTGGGAACTTGTTACGTTCCTTAATTACAGTACAGACTTGGGCGGTTTTACCTAGTCCCATATCATCACAGAGAAAAATGGATGATTGACTAAGCATCTTATTAACCCCCTGTCTTTGATATGGGAATAATTTCATATACTACGCTTCCAGTCTAACAGTACCAGTGGTATCATCGTACACACCTTTAACTGTTCCTACTACAGAATAAAGAATATCATCAAGAGAGCCACTTAGATGGTCGAAGTTTGTTACGAAGAATACGCAAGATTTATCTTTTGTATTTTCAGTCAAGTCCCATACAGAACCATTTTCACCTTCAATGAATTCCATCATTTTGTTCATCTTTTCTTGGTTCATTGGTGTTTTACCACCATTGGCAACACATTTAATCATTGTGTATGTAGTTTTTACTTTTTCTTCTGCTTTTGGTGTTTTATAACCAGATACATAACTGCAATATTTTAAACCATAGCGAGTAAAGTATGGTGATTGTACCCAACCATTTAATACTACATAATGACGACCAAGTTCTTCATAATGTTCAACTACTGAAACACCATAGCCCTCAGCCAGTTTAGTGAAATTTGCTAACCAGTCTTTCTCTCCAACAGGGGGAACTACTGTGTATTCATAATAGTGAGTATAAGAAGCATAGCCACCACAACTACCGTAGTAAGAGTAAGTGTTTTTGCGTTCTTCATAGGAAGCGTTAGAGTATTGAATACCAGTTTCGGAAGATGTATTCCAATTACCAAGGATAATAGCACCTTTCTTGCCCAAGATAGCGTATTTATTGGTGCCCATAGCCTTTTTGATAAGGTATTGAGTACTTTCTTTATATAATTTATCTCTCAATGGGTATAATACTTGTGCACCAAAGTACATTGTATCACTGTAAGGTGAAAGCATGCCTTCTTTAGGAGTAAAATCACTCATTACCCCATTGTGAGAGAAGCCAACATCAGTGAATACATCAGTTTCACGCATTTTATCAAGGTTATCACTTAATACGAAAGGATGGCAACATTCTGGAGAAATTTTACCAGACGTAGCAATTCGGAAGTGGAATACCCTATCCTTGTCGGTAGGTAAATCCTTGACAGCGTTCCAAAAACTTTCAAAGTCCATAAATCCTTTACGGATGTGTACCTTACCTTTGGCATCGTCAAAAATCATAAACCCTGCTCCGTCTTTATTGTTAGCAAAGCAATTTCTAAATTCTTTTTCTGATAACTGCAACCCTTTAGCAGCATAAGCGATAACACACATTATTTAGCCTCCTTCAATAAGCCCATTTCTTTCATTAGAGCTCTTAACTCTGTATATTTTTTGTTTTTTGCCACTCGGGCAATATTAGACCAGCCAATATATTTTACAGAATTCATATTAGCAAGGTCTGTGATTACATCTACAAACTGGATATAAGCATGAATACGATTTACATCTTGTGTAGAGCGGAACATACGGAATTCAATCGTATGGTTTGGTCGTAAGTTTACAGCACGGTATTTTTGACCACTTTCTTGAGCTACTTCATAAATACGAGTTAATTCTTTCGCAGTATAACCGTATTTAGCACACCAGTTACTATCTTCATCTGTACGACCAGAGAATTGCATCAATGTTTTAAAGTTATTTTCAGCAAAACGAACTACCTTAGCAATAGCTTCATTTGTTTTGAAGAAATCACGATTAACATGAATGTGTAAACCAGAGTTAGCTCCAGATTGTCCATTCAAACTTTGAACACGACTAAAGAATGCACCGTAATCAATATTTTGCATATGGAACTTAGGTGTACATGGATGTGTTACAAATTCCATACCATTATGCAAAGAACCATCGTGTTTAGCATACACGATTTTATTCAAATCAGCGATGATGTGATTAGCACGCTCATCGCTCTCACCACATCTATGGAACTCCATTTCTAAACCTAGGAATTTCTTGCCTTCACCATTGAATACTGGTTTCGGTTTAAAGTTCCAAGCATGTAGACCAGTCAAAGGAGCCGCAGATTGAGAACTGTAATACTTACCGTTAGAAGCACGGTAGAACGCATTGCGTTTAGCCTTACTAAACTTCTGACCCAAGTCTTCAACATAAATGAAATCATCTTCTGTTTTACCATATGTACCATTATAGCACAATAATTGGTCAACAATAGAAGGATGGAAGTATACTTTATTATCATTCATAAAGCCTTCTATCATTTCATATTTAGCACCGACGATACCAGAAACTGGACATGTAACAATGTAGTTGTCCACTAGAACAGGATGGATGCCAGATTTTTTAACTACGTCTCTTTCATCTGCAATATAGAAAGGGATGCCAGACACTTTACAGATTGCAAAGTCAGGGAAATCAACTAATTTATCTAGTTCGTCGAAGCCCAAGTAAAGGTTTTCATAGTTTTTACCAAGGATAAGGTGGAAGTTTTGTGGGTTGTACCAATTCCCACTAACGAAAGATTGCATGATAAATTCTGGCTTATCAGCAATATTTATCCAAATATTACCATTCTTAGTATGAACTTCAATAGCATCATCTTGTAGTTCTTTACCAGTAATAGCACATCGTTCATCTACTTTGCCTAATATACGAGTGTCGTTATCAATCATGAAGATTTTACTGTCGATAGCGGCACAGTAATAATATACCACGTCGCCACGAGTTAATACAGTAAAGATATTACCAAAACGGTCTTTTAATACTTGACCTAATTTATACTTGCATTTTTGATGTGTTTCATTAGAACAGCCATAATTGATAACTGTACGACCAGTTTTTAGGTCAATTACCAATGGGCTTTGGTCAGGTGTAATATATTCACCACTGTAAGTGTCTTCATATTCGCCTTCTAAGAAGAAAGAGCGTTCACCATTGCGTACACATAATACACCATATGTATCTTCGTAATCATAACCATCACCAATAACAGTCCATACAGCGTTATTAGCACGGACCTTAATACCTAATGTAAGCATTATAACCACTCTCCTTCTAACATTCTATCAATATCAATAATATTAGACGGTTTACGTCTAAATTCTTTTTCAGAGAAGAATGGGTTAGAGTACACTTCGATTGTACCATTTACCCCTTCTTCTATACGACCAACTTGTGTTAAGCAATCACTTAAAGAGCTTGTTTTCATTGCATAGAACACTTTAAAATATCTTGTTACTGTTCTTTTAGGCATTAAAAATACCACCTTTCTTTTGCATTAAACCAAGGGAATTGTACCACATAGGGTTAGTAATTTCTTTTTTATCGCTGAAATAACGCTTGATATGTAATACATCAAAACCTTTCAACTGTTTTTGCCAAACATCGTTTTCGGTAGTAAATAACGCTACTTGACATTTCGGTAGTTCCTGTGCTAACATTGTCATTGCGATTAAGCGTTCAACAAAACCAGCTTTATGTTCAGAGTCGTTATAATAACGAGCTGAACATAAAAGACCGTTGATGAACACCAAACCAATAGTTGTAGTGCCATCACCACTAATAACAACAGTTGGTACATCTTTTTTAGCTTTATCTTTACATAATTGGTAAAGACCTTCGCCGTAGTAACTAATACTACGTAAGTCTGTACCGAAACGCTTTAGGTTTTCATGGAAGCTATCTACTTGGAAATTAGGAATAGCAATTAGGCTCACGTATTGTTTATCAAGGATGGTGCCAATACGAAGCGTATTTTTATCGTAGTTAGGACTACCAACAATGTATGGCAATGCACCATATTTGATAGCTTCTGGGTCTAAGTCTGTTTGAACCAGCAACACTTCTGGTCTATACATTCTTGCCACATGCAAGCGGTATTCACCTTTCTTGAAAGACTTCATAGTTTCAGAAGCTCTATCAAGTTTAGAGGTTTTGTAACCACTAAACTCAGTGAAGGTGATTTCACCGTCTTTATTTTTGTATACAGCAAACCCTGTTTCAGAGTTTGCAGTTAATCCTAAGTTTTTCATTTTCATACTCCTAAACTTTTGCAACCTAAAATATGAGAACCATCTCGTACCACCTCAGCAGGAACTAATAAATCAGTTCTTTCTGGGTAATGTAGTTTAAACAAAGCACTCACAATATACCATACACCTTCTTTAGGCTCTGGTAATTGTGAACAGCGATAAACAGTTTTGCTAATACGCTTGCCATTAATACGACCCTTAATAGTCGTACTTTCATCAAGTCTCCATTCTTGACCATTAGAGGCAGGAATAACTTCGACAATTTCATTATTATTGTCGAGTAGTGTAATTTCATGAGGAGTTTTGTTAATCAACTCCCCTTCGTAAGAGAAAAAGTGCATACTGCCTCCTTATTTTTCGATACTAAACCAATCTTGGATTGCAAAACTTAACTCGTTATTGCGTAATTCATTGAACGACATGAAGCCAAAATCCTTGTCGTTCCAGAAGAAATCATCAGATACAGAATACAAGCCAATTTCTGCACTTTCCATAGCGACTTGTACGGCTTTATCGCCACGACATACAGCTTTATTATAGTCTGTATTTTCAAAAATCATATCCTGTGGTAAGCATACAGAGTTAAACAAGAACACACGTTCTTTATTATTGAGTTTCATTGCCTTTTGGCAAACTTTTTCAATCACTTTTTGTGTAGGCTTATTAACCGTCCACATTTCATATGCCAATTCTACAACGTGATTACTAATGCCGTATTGATTAGCCAAAATAGTGAGTTCTTCACCATTTAAGTCTGTGGAAATTTCTCTACCAACAGAAAAATCAAGTTTTTGTTTTTCGCTTAACCACAAAGCGAAGATGCCAAAGATTGTGCGTGCCATATTAATGCCTTTCTGCCAAACATTTATTGTTTGAATACGATGTAAATACAATACATAATATAAATTAAAATACCAAGACATAATAAATCTAATCCCATATACCACCTCCTAAAAGATAAGGGCGATTATACTCAAACCCAAGATAATAATAAATATTCCTGCCATTACCAGAAATGTAAGCCACCAAATATCATTATGCATTTTTATCCTCCATTTTTACGTTCCAGTCAACTTTCCAATAATATTTCCAAGGTTTGCCGTATTCACGGTCTTTACCAACAAATTCCTTGTATTTATTGCCTTCATTTATTAAGCCGACCGATAACAGTGTGTAATACAAGCACTCTTCTGGTGTCCATAATGGTGCTTTATCACCATCATAACATTCTGGACCATTCATGTAGTAATATACGTACATATGACCATTTTGTATTGAAATTCCTGTAACGTCATAATCTGCGGCATTATAAAAATCACGTACATAGATGTTATAAGGAACAGCAAAAATGCTATTACCTAATGGTAGAACACCATAATAATCAAAGTATTGCATAAATGCTCTGATTACAAAAATTTCTAATGCATTTGTTGGTTTAAATATAATACACCTCAATCTAAATTAATAACCCAACCATACTTAAAGCAGATTTGCCCTAAAATAATTAAAAATACGAAGACACCTAACAAAAACAAGGTATCCTCAAAATGGCGTTTCTCTTCAGCCTTTTTTCTACGTTGCTCTTTTTTTAGTAGTACATTAAAATTATTTTTATGGCTCATAATACCTCCTAGGATTACAATCCTAAAATACACACAATTTAAGAAAGACTGGGATTTTACTCCCAGCCTAGTTCTCCACGTTTAAAATACTCATGCTCAAGCATTATCGTATGTAATGATACGCAACGCTCTGTGGCAAGACATTCGAGGTCGTCAAGACCTAATTCTGTAGGTAGGTTTTCACCCATATGGTCCGCAATAGTACGTGCCGCATCGAGGAATAAATAAAAATCGGTTCCTGCTGGGTAAGTTGCAGAAAATTCCTGTCTCATAGTTACGCCTCCAATCCTAAGAAATCACGCCACCAAGCATTTAATGCGTCAAAATCCACATTAAACAATTCGGCAATATCTTCAACGTCTCTACGTTCATACGCCAAGATAAGTACCTCTTCACCGTACTCATTGAAATCAAAATCGTACGATGCGTGCTCATATAGAGCATCTTTTACAACTTGGGAAATTTCAGCCATCATAGACCACCTTTCTCGCCGCTTTTTTATGGCGAACTTGACACCGATAAAAGAGATTTGATGTGTTCACCCAACGTGGTGCCGTCCGTTGGGGGCAACCTCACTATGCCCCATCTCCGTGGCTCGGTGACAAAACCCAGCAACCATGCGGGCTAGCAGGCTCTCACGTCAAGCACCACAACCACTCCGGCAAACGTATGTTCGATGTTACGGTTTAACTATCGTACGTGAAATTATATTGCATGAAATTAATTCGTGCGTGATTATATATAAATAAAAATAATCGTATCAAATATAATTGTGTTTTTCTATTAAATGTAAATATAATAAAATACCACATATATATAATTTTGTCAATAGCCTTAAAATTCATTTATTTAAGCTATAAGCCTTGTCTAACTATTTTTAGGTATAATCTATCGTGGAACATATAAAAACGCCGTACAGGGCAAATAAAGCGTTTTAAATTACACAATTAAATTGTATCAAATATAAATAGACATAAAAAAAAGGCTACCCTACACAATAGGATAACCTAAGATTAAATTTTACGCAATTAATAATCATCACGATTGAATAATACAAAATAAGATTGCATACAATTAATTGGGTATGATGCCACAATATATAATACAATCGAATACAGTTAAATTGTACACAATACAATTTTATATAACACAGTTGAGGGTAAAAAAGAATTATCAAATTCCATTGTATACAATCAAACGATATAAGATAATACAGTATAAGATATAATAGAATAAAATCAAATTGTATGAAATGTAATTACGAATAAAGATAATCACATACAAATGTATTGTATCAAATATAATAGATACTAAAGTCAATTGTATAAAACTTAATTCTATATAATACATCTGTAATCATAAATGTATTGTACACAATTAAATATAATACAAGATAAACATATGTTCTATTAAAAACAAAATAAAAAACACCAGATAATCGAATACAATTCAATTGTACACAATTGACTGGCGGGGAAATAAAAAAAATAAAATTCCATTGTATCAAATATACGTATATAGTAATATAAACATATAAAACTAAATTGTATACAATAGAAAAGATAATAAAAAAAAGGGTAGCCAATTAAGACTACCCTATGAGAGTTACTATTTAATCAATCCATTTTCTTTTAAGATATTCATAAGCATTTCATTTTGTTTTTTCATTTCGTCAAGATTTTCACGAAGTAACGCTTTTTCACTATCATTCTTTTTAGTGGCTTTTTTCTCTTTTTCTTGTTCTAATTCAACAGTAGAGATATAAGCACGGTCAGCGAACAAGCGCACCGTTAAGCCATCCTCAGAATGAGCCTCTACTACGCCTGTACCACGTGCAGAAGTAGTATTAGCTACAGGGACTACAAAATTACTACCTTTGGCAGATTTCACCATATCACGTGCGTTGATAGTCATAACGATAGTAATATCGCCTGTGTTTTTATCAAAAGATACACCATAAGCATGGTCTTTAATAGGCAATTTTTCACCTTCGTTGAGTTTACGTGCATTAGAAATGATGTTTTGTAATTCAGATGTTGTTGTAACAGTTTTAGCCATTTTAAAGCTCCTTTTCTACCGCCGTTGCGGTTGTAAATATCTTTGGTACGTTTATTGTACCCTGCAAGCCTTGTTGCTTGCTGTGACTACACTATCTCATACATCCAATGATATAGTGCAATGCGTTGTATTTACCCCGCTTTTTGCGACATTACCCCCTACACATTATATAGTTCACTGTGATACTATGAATTTTTTCAATCTACTTCTACTATTTTCGATATACTTTGGTGCCCCTGTCAGGGGGTGGGGCTTCGCATTTCGGGCGTGGGTGCGGGACATAGAAAATAGAGACTGCTTATACAAAAATCCATACTCTTCCAAATAGTACGTTTCACTTATACAAAAATCTACAATCCTATAGGTCGAAGAGCACCCAATGATGAGCAATACACTTCTCCCTATTTTTTATAAAACTAAATGAAAATAATATGAAATATAGTTGACTGTACGATATAACGAAATTCAATTTTTATAGACTACTGAGTATACTGCTCTGTGGGTCTACTGAAATACACTATGGGGTGTCGTAAGTACCCAAAAATGGCAAAATACATATTGTATGGTTTACTATGTCTTTTTCTCTTTCTTTTCTTTCTTTATATATTTCTTTCTTTTCTTTCTCTTTTTCTTCCTCGTACTTACGTACTCGTCAGAAAAATACGTTATCAGCTTTCTAGGGTAGGGCTTCCAAATACAGCAGTACTATCTATTACGAAACCGATAACGTGTAATATTTTTCTAACTTCAAATTAGCTTGTGGTATTACCAAGTAGACTCTACAGCAACATAAAAAAGGTGAAACTGTAATTTCCACCGATAGTAGTGAAAGGGTAAGAAAGGAGATTGGTAATGTCAAACGAAATTGAACAGTTAGCAGAGATATACGACAGATGCAAAAATGATTTGGTATTATTCCGACAAATGTTTCTTCCAGCAGAACAGGAAGTAAAACCTGCTTGGTTCCATTACAAGTGGGGAGATGTATTACTGAATGGTAATCGACATTATGCTGTAGAAGGTTTTCGTGAATCAGCAAAAGCGTTAGCATTAAACACTATCGTTCCTACACCAAACGGTTACACAACTATCGAACACATCCAAACTGGTGATTACGTATTAGATGAATTTGGCAAACCTGTGGAAGTGGAATATATCTCACCTGTATTTAAAGACCATCATTGTTTTAAAGTCGTATTTGATACTGGAGAAGAAGTGGTATGTGATGCAGAACATCTTTGGACTGTATTTGACAAGCATAAACGTAGAGATAATACATTGTCTACTTTAGAATTGTATGCACATCAAAACCTAGGCAAACCTAGAAATGGCTACCAAGAAAAAGCATTCCGTATTCCATGTACATATGCTGAGTACGAAGCACAAGATTTACCTATTGACCCATATTTACTTGGGTATTGGTTAGGCGATGGTACAGCTTCTAAGCCAGATATTACTGTTGGTAAATCGGATATTGAGGAATTTAAAAACAATATTCCTTGGTTTAATTACACAGTGCATGAATACCGTGACAACGTATTTACTGTTACGTTGCATGGCTTAAGGAAATTACTTGTAGATAATGGTTTATTGAACAACAAATATATCCCAATGCCCTACTTATTTGGTTCTACCCAACAAAGATTTAACTTGTTAGCTGGTCTGATTGATAGTGATGGTACGATTGCCAAAACTGGCAGTAAAAAGGGTACAATTACATTTACTAACTGTAATTTAAAACTTGCAGAAGGTGTGAGAGTATTAGCATCTAGTTTAGGCATGAAAGCTACTATGACAAAAACTACACATAAGCTAAACGGTAAAGAATGTGCTGTATCTTACAAGGTATCATTTAAGCCGTCTGTTAAGTTTTTACGATTAGAACGTAAAAATCAACACATACAAACATCACAAGATAGACGCAGTTTAATGCGTACTATTAAAAGTGTTGAGCCTGTTGATAGTGTGGATTGCAAATGTATCAAAGTTAAATCTGAAAATGGTCTATTCCAAATTACACCATCACATATTATCACTCACAACACGAGTTATGTATTGAGAGCTTTCCCAATTCATTGCTTGGTATTTCCATCCAGAAAAAAACAATACATCGTATTTATCATGGCTAACCAACGGGCAGCCAGCCGAAGGCTTAAAGATATTGCTGAAGAATATACTAGTAACGAATTAATGAACCTTAATCTTGTTCGTATTAAAGAGCAGTCTGAGAAAGCATTTGAGATTGTAGTTAAAGATGAGAACGGTGAAGAAATTACTGTACGTATGGAAGCGTATGGTAAAGGTTCTAGTGTCCGTGGCTTGAACAACAAAGATAGACGTCCTGATATTATTCTCATAGACGACCCTCAAGACTTGGAAGATAGTTTATCTGATACGGTGCAAAAATCTGACTATCAATGGTTCTTATCTGATGTATATTTCCTTGGTAAAAATACACGAATATTCTTCATCGGTAATAACCTTGGTGAAAAGTGTATTATTGAACAGGTAATATCCAACAAAGAGGAACTTGACTTTGATGCGGAACGCATTCCTGTATTGAATGAAGATGGTAAATCTAACTGGGAAGAAATGTATCCAGTAGAAGCTATTAACAATGAACGTGAAAAGTGGCGTAAACTTGGTCAGTTAGATATTTGGGAACGTGAAAAGCTATGTATTGCTATTTCTCCTGAAAGCCAAATCTTTAAGAAAGAATACTTTAGGTATTATGACCCTAATACGATACAGCTAGAAGAATGTTCTGTATTCGTCGCATGCGACTTGGCTATTTCCGAAAAGGAAACAGCTGACTTTACATCTGTCTGTGCTGTTGCTGTAAACCCAGACAACCATTGGTTCCTACTTGAGATTGATTATGGTAGGTGGGACCCAACTAAAACAATTGATACTATATTCCAAATGGTGCAGAAATACCGACCAATTTATGTTGGTATTGAAAAAGTCGCTTATCAAGCGGCTCTTATTCATTTTGTGGAAAAGGAAATGATTAAACGTAATACTTGGTTTACCGTAAAACCTTTAGAAGCAAAAGAGAAAAAAGAAATCCGTATTGCAGCTTTGCAGCCACGATTTAAAGCTGGTACATTATGGTTCCCTATGGGGCAGGATTTCTTAGTAGAGTTAGAGAGTGAATTCTTATCATTTCCTAAATCTTTACATGATGATTTAATTGATAGTTTAGCACACATTTCAGCTATTGCCAGTCCACCTGTTGGTACATTTGGTACGGTAAGTACAGCTGATATACCGATGGGAGGTGCAATGTAAGATTGGCTGAAGATTTCACAGTTGAATTAACTGGTCAGGAAGCTGACAAGGCTTTACTAAGTTTAGTTAAAGCTGATATTGCCGATGCTGAGGCGTATCAACAATCCATTATTCAGCCTACTGTGCGTGAGCGTTATAATATTTACTATGCTGATAAAGAATATTATGCTCATAAATTCCCTATTTTAAGTAAAACTTCTTCTTTGGTATCTACAGATGTGGCAGATACTATAGAATGGGCATTACCATCTTTGATGAAAGTATTTACTGGCTCTGACGAAGTAATCACGGTAGCTGGTGTTACAGAAGAAGATGACCAAAATGCAGAAGTTATGCAAAGCTTATTAGTATACCAATTACAAAGACAAAACAAATTCTTTCCTATCCTGTATAACTGGATGAAAGATGCTTTGATTACTGGTATGGGTATTATCAAATGCTATTGGGAGCGTACAGAAGGTTATACACCAGAAACAGCACAGCTTAATGCTGATGCATTAAAACTTTTAACACAAACTGGTGTAGAAATTACCAACGTAGAAGGACCTGATATAATGGGTGATTTCACTGTAACATGGAATTCTCCGTATTATATTAAGAATAGTCCTAAATTAGAAAACATATTAGTATCGGAGTTTTTATATTCTCCTGATGCTAAAAACCTCGAAGATGCGAATTTCGTAGCACACCGTAAAAAGGTTACTATGTCTCATCTTCGTCAAAAAGAGCGTGAAGGCATTTACGCAAATGTAGACATGGTTCACCCTGATAATGGTCCTGTATCTTGGATTACAGACCAAGTCGAAGATGCTATCGGTGACCATTACACTCCACTACATAATAATCAACAAGATAAAGCTCGTGAAGAAGTTACGATTTACGAATGTTATACAAAAATCGACTTCAATAACGATGGTATTCTTGAAGATATGATTATTACTATTGCTGGGGATATAATTCTCCGTGCCGAACCTAACTATATGGGTAGACACCCATTCTTTTCTATTTCTCCAACTAAAGACCCACATCGTATTTGGGTAAAACGCTCCTATGCAGAATTAATTGGGGAATTACAGGACATGAAAGTTGCCCTCACTCGTCAAATCGTACAAAATATCGCCTTAACTAATGACCCTAAAATGATTTTAGCAGAAGATAGTATTAATATCTCTGACTATATTGAAGGTCGTAAAGTTATTCGTAAAAAACCGGGTTCTAGTATGGGCGATGTAGCTATGGCAATGCCTGTAAATCAATTATCCCCTCAAACATTCCAATTCTTGGAGTATTTAGAAGGACAAAAGGAAAACCGTACTGGTATTACACGGTATAACCAAGGGCTTGACGCTTCGAGCTTAAATAAAACCGCCACAGGTATTTCTGCAATTTTAGGGCAAAGTTCACAACGCTTGGAACTTGTGGCTCGTATGTTTGCGGAGACAGGAATATCGGAACTGTTTCGTTTCATGGTTAGCCTCAATCAAAAATTTGTAGACCAAGAAACCGTGATTAGGCTAACGAATAAACAGTTACGTATTAGCCCTGACGACCTTAATGGTAATTTTGACTTGGTCGTAAATGCTGGTATTAGTATTGCTACTAAAGAATCTACCATTATGACATTGCAAACCATGCTTACGGCATTAATGCAAACGCAAGCAGCTGGTATTCCTATCGTAACACCACAAAACATTTACAATCTGTTCAAAAAATGGATTGAAAGTGCTGGCTTTAAAAACTACAACGATTATGTTACAGACCCAGCAGTTGTACAACAACGTGCAATTATGGATATGCAACTTAAACAACAAGTATTAAGTAGCTTACCACCAGAAGCATTGCAAGCATACATGACATTTGGTGTATTACCACCACAATATTTATTAATGTTACCACCTGAATTACAATTATTATTTGGAGGAGAAGGCAATGGCTCAGAACAAAGTGGATTATTCGGAGCTGTCCAAAATAACGGCTCACCTGCAAGCGGAAATGCAGGACAGGGATTTAGCTTCGGCGGTCCAAACCTTGCTCAAGGACTGGTTGGAGGCGTATCAAGGACTGATAATCAATCGCCTCAAAACGTGCCACGTCAAGGAAATGGAGCACCAACGGAACCTTCTGGTGGCATCGGAGGCTTTTAATGATTTCCTAACTGCTGTAATTGCAAATGGCGATATGGCAGAAGCTGACCTTAAAGCGATTTTGGAGGCTGAGGCTTTTAATAGTCAAACAGGCTTTTATCCAGAATAAACAAAACAACCACGATTGGGGGTGATAATTTGATGACTGAACTCGTATATGGCGTAGTATGATGGAGGTGGTCCAATTATCTCCCTGTTCAGGGTTACGAACAATTTTTAGAAAGGATACGTAAAATTGAAGATTTCTTACAGTAACAAAAAGTTGCCCTTTCAATATGACATTAATTCCGGAACATTCACTCAGTTGCCTGCACAGCAACATAAAGAAGGTGAAAGTTCTCCAAATAATGAATATAGTGAAAGGCAGAGCTTCACACCAGAGCAACAAGCATTGCTAAATGCAAAGCCTAGTCCTAGTGCAAAGCCACAGCATCAGGTTATGACAGCTAACCCTACTCCAAGTCAACCACATATGGATTTGACACCACGTATGGGCTATGCTCCAATTGCAGAGCAGTTGGCAAAACAAGCTGGCGTTCAAGCTGCTGTTCCTAACTACCAAGATTTCATGAAGCAAAGAGAGCCAATTAATCAAGCGAAAGCTCAATATGAGGCTACTCAAGGCTACCCTAAAGACGACATGTATAAGCCATCACAAGATTTTACATCTGTGAGTATGGCACCTAAATTCCAAAGTGATGGTAGTAAGGAATTTGCAGCTAGTCATCAAGGCTTGTCCAACCCTAATGCTATTTATGATATTTTGCAACAAGGTAAGGCTTTAGAAGATAAATTCCGTAATGCAGCTGAAGGAAACTATACCCCATTAACTATGGGACAGATTGCTCAGCAACGTATGGATGCTATCCCTCAAGATATGGCTTGGGCACGACAAAATCCATTCTCTAAAGAAATGGGTTACCAATGGGCAGATGACAAAAAACTTGGAGAACTTGGTTGGGGAGCAGATGACATTACGTCTATGAAAGCACGTACTGAATTCCACCCACAAGAGATTGAAGAGTTGTATCGTCAAGGTGCTATTCGTGCACCATATCGTGAATATTTAGCAGAACAAGAACGCTTGCGTCAACAAGCAGAAGCTGAAGCTGCTAGAGTAGCACAAGCTAGAGCGGCATCTTATTCTTACAGCGAACCTGATAGTGGTTATTATGACGCACCATCAGATACTCCTAGTGAAGTAAGTGCACCAGCTCCAGCACCACAACCACAATTTAGTGGTGACTACTCTATCCAAGCACCACACCAATCCATTTGGGATGGTTCTACCATCGGTCGTTTCTTTAACGGCTTAGGACGTGGTGGTGGTACTACACAAGCTGGCGACTGGACAGTCGTAGATGGCTTATAATTTGTATTAACATTCACCAACCCGCTAGGGAGTGAAAGGAGAAAACATGAAGGATTTTGAATTTAATTTGCAAACATTTGCAGAAGGTGAAGTAGACGTACCTGCAACGGAAACTGAACCAACAGAAACTACTGATGTAGCTGAAACAGGTGGCGATACTGCACCTGCTGATTTTGATTTTGGCATTGATGAAAACGGAGACGTATTCTTTAATGGCAATCGAATGCTTTCTTTTGATGGAGATGAAGATGTAGACCCTGCTCCAGAAACGCAGGACTCTGAAGAAGGACAACCTACAGAACCTGAACCAGAAAATAAAGCACCAGAACCACAAATGTATACAGTCAAAGTTGACGGTCAAGAAATGCAAGTTCCCCTTGAGGAATTGTTAAATGGTTATCAACGTCAAGCTGATTATTCTCGTAAGACACAAGCATTGGCTGATGAACGCCGTCAGCTTCAAGAGCGTATGGCTCAATATCAACAACCACAAGCACAACCGCAAGTACAAGAGCCGCAACAACCACAAGTTACACAAGCGGAATATTACAATAAATTAACAGAGTTTGCAAAAGGCGAGGTTGAAAAACATTTAGGGACTGAGTTCGATGAACTTAACCCTGTTCATATTGCGGCATTAGCAGATAGCGTAGCTACTATTAAAGCACAAATTTATGAACAACAAGCTGTCCAAAAGAATTTCACTCATGTGGTAAACCAATTCCGTCAAGACCCTAACTTCGATGAAATTGACCGTTATGCACAATATAAGTTGCAAAACATGCCTTATCAACAAGCAGTAAAAATTCAAAATGCTTTAGATAACTATGATGCTGAAACAGTTGCTCAATTCATGCAAGCAGCTCGTAATGAGTATTACGGCATGATGAATGCACAATACAATCAGCAACAACCACCGCAACAAACGGTACCAAATATTTCACAACCAACCAATAAACCAAAACCTCCTGTATTAGAAGGTGCTGGTAGTTCTGAACGACCACCTATGTCTGCAACACACCAAGTTGACTTTAAATCTTTAGGTCGCATGACGAACGATGAGTTGGTTAAAGTATTCCAACAAACTGGCTTGACCAGATTATAATTTTGAAAGAGGTATAAAACATTGGCAGATAAAGATACAGCAGTCCGCTCTTTTACCGTAGTTGGTAAGAAAGAAGACATTACTGATTTCGTCACAGCGATTGACCCTGACCAAACGCTTTTAACTAACAAGTTTGGTAAAACTTCCGTTAAATCTACAGAACATGCATGGTTGAATGACTCCTTGCGTCCAGCTATGGAAAATGCTTACCAAGAAGCAGTTGACTTCGACTCTCAAAAAGCAAATCCACGTAAACGTGAGTCCAACTATGTACAAAAATTCTTGCATGGTTACTCCGTAACTGATACTACTCAAGCGATTGCTAAATACGGTGTGTCCGATGAATTGGGCTACCAAATGGTAAAAGCGACTAAAGAAATTGGTCGTGACCTTGAGTATGCTATCGTTCGCAACAAAGCTAAAGTTATGGGTGACGATGCTATTGCTGGTAAAATGGGTGGTATTCCTTACTTCTTGGAAAACTTCAAAGAAGTTACAGCAACAACAGCTGGTGTATTCACATTGGCTAACCACAAATTCGTAAACGGCGACGTTGTTATGTTCCGTGCGAAAACTGGTACTCTTGATACTAAATTGAAAGCTAACACTCAATACTTCGTAAAAGTAGTTGATGCTAATACTTTCAATATCTGTGAAACAGAACAAGAAACAACTGCAACAGCTCCTAATACTGTTAAACCAGCAGCAGCTATTAATGCAGGTTCTACAGAATTAACTTCTGGTAATGCTATTGATGCTAAATCTGCGGCAGGTGCAGGTGCTCTTACATTTGACCTTATCAATGATGCTATGCAAGCAGCTTGGTCCCGTGGTGGTTCCATCGACTTCGCAGTAATGTCTGGTAAGAACAAACGTGTATGCTCTGGTTTCACTCAAGGCACTACTAAAAACCGTGAACAAACTTCTAAAGAATTGGTAGAAGTTGTAGATGTATTGGAAACAGACTTCGGTCGTATCGATTTGGTTTCCCACCGTATGTACACAGATGATGTAGTGGACTTAATCGAAGCACAATACTGGAAATTGGGTTACTTAATTCCATTCCACGTTGAAGATGGCTTGCGTAAAGGTACTTACAAATCTAAATACATCACTGGTGATGCTACTTTAGAATGTACAGCTCCTATTGCAAACGCTCGCATTTACAACATCAAAAAATAATACATAATATGGGGAGGGCGACCTCCCCTATTTTTTTTAGGAGGTACTATGAGACTAGGAACACAAGTAGAAGTAGACCCTAAGACTGGCGAATGGAAAATCAAACAAACGTATGATGAGGGTGTAGTACTCCGTGGATGTAAACGAATGCGTGACAGCATGGAGGAAGGTAGAATTCATGATGGTAAAGCTAAGAAGATTGCTATGATACCACGACATAGATTTGCTACTGATTTTGAATTGATGCAATATCAGCAATGTCAAGGTAAAGATAATGTAGAAGCAGCTAAATGGCTTAATATCTGGTTAGCTAAAAACCCTGAATTCCGTACTACTAATACAATCTACTCTGAAAATACAGGTAAAATTATTAAATCTACAGCCAAATATGGGGGTATTTAATGATTAGAGTACAGTCCATTATTGAGAGTATTTTATATAACTTGGACGAAGCGTACAATAGACAACATTCAAATAACGAATTGATTGATGCCATTAATACGGTATTACGGTATGTGAATTTGTCTTTAATCAATGTTGAAAGTTCTTACATTGCTAATAAGGTAAACATTAAGCCAAGTAATGGTGTAGCTAAACTACCTAGCGATTTTGGTAAATTTGATAGCATTGAAGAAGATACAAATGATACATATGAAATCATGGGTAATAAGATTTATCTTAAAAATCCAACTACTTTAAAATACTATCGTATTATTAATGAAGTAGAAGATGTAACAGATGAGATTGACTTGCCTGCTATTCTATTTGATATGTTTGTACGTTTCTCTACCATGTTATTAAGAAAAGAACCTGACAAAACTGGTGGTTCTGATGGTATGGCTAAAATGATTGCTGATGAAATTAAAAAGATGACGGCAAGTGATGCTAGTAGACCTATTGAACGACCTATGCAGTTCTATGTATAAGGAGCCGTAATGAAAGTAAAAGAAATGTTGATTTTGGCAAGACAACGACTTGGCGATATGCAAAAAACGGCATACTCTGATATTGAGTTGATTTACTGTTTGAATAACGCTATCGACCGTTTGTCTTATGAATTATACAATCAAAACGACCCAGAACTTACAAAGAAAATGACATTGAATGGTACACAGGAAACTAAACGTCCTGATGACTTCATTGCGTTTCAAGGTCAATTCCCTGTTGAATTTGAATACCGCACTGACGGTCCTATTATGAAACATCTTGACCCAGAGTTTGATGGGGAACTTGAAATTGTTTATTATGTTGCTATGCCTCACGTTAAAAGTTTGGAAGATGAAATTCCATTTAAACGTGTAATGTTTAATAAACAATTATTGCAATTCTTGTTATATGAAGCTAAACCTTCCCTTGAAAAGGAAGGACAAAATAGCAATACTACACCAGCTGACCAAGGCTAGGAGGTAATATGACAGTAAAAGAATTAATGACAAAAGCGGCATTACGAAACCGCTTATCTGATAGTATTGAAAGTGGGTACGATGACGATGAATTGATTGCATACTTTAACGATGCAATTAACTTTATGTGGCACGTCCTAATTGACAATAACTATTACGAAGTAATCGGAGACCATACATTTACAGATGAAATTACGCCAACTCCAGATGATTGGTACAAAGCTACAAATCAAGCTCCATTACAATTAATTGAGAGTGGTAAAAAGATTAAATGTTATGGTGAACTACCATACGCGGCTAGATATTATAGACGACCTAAATTCGTAAATACAGTTAATGATGAATTGCCGTGGACAAATGAAGCATTCCCTAATATTCTTGCACAATTAACAATCGTATTTGCAATGAGTAATCATGAATTCGATATGACTGTAGAACAAGATTTTGTGGAGGCTATTATTAATTATTTATAGGAGGATAAATGGACAAACAGAATAACCTACCATCTACGATAAATGGTGATGGTCGTAAATTTATCTCCTTGCTAAAAGGGTATTTGAATGATATTAAGGCTTCTTTAGAAGACCAAATCAATGAAGCTACAAAGATTTGGAATGGTATTGCTGACAACCCTGATACTATATCTGAACAAGTCCGTAATATTACCATAGACGAACGCTCAGTTAATGGTAGTGTATCTCTTATTCTTAAATGGGATAGCACTCCTATTAAACAATATGCAGGCGTAAGTATAGATGTTAAAGTTGGTGATTTCCACGATACAGTAGACCAATTTGCTGACAAGCAGGTCCATCAACATTACGATACAGGCAAAACAAATATCTTTACAATACCAAACGTAGAGATTGGTAAAAAGTATGAATTCGTAATTCGTGGTAGAGATATTCGTAATGCTCTTTCTGAAAAAGCTAGAGCCCCTGTTACGTATTATTATGTATCTGAACAAACTCACGTTCCTGAAGCTCCATATGAAGCAACAGTAATCTTTGATAAGCGTGGTGCTTATTGGTCTTGGAAACAGAAACCACAGAATGATTACCAATGGACAGAGCTTCGTTTAGATGAACATGTTGGTGAGTTGCATAATAGGTTGGATTTGACTACCGATTGGCATTCAACTGCTAAACCATATGCACGTGTTGGAACTGGTTATATCTATAACAAAGGTGTTGGTAATTCGTATTCCGTGCCTGCTAAAGTAGACTATAGTAAAGCTGTACCAGCTAAACCGACACAGTTTGTTGTTAAACCAGTAATTGAAGGTCTTAATATTACTTTTGCTAGTATTCCAGAAGACTGCACGGGAGCTATTGTTTATGTTAATAATGAAGAAAACTTTGTGGTGGACAACAGTCTTAATTACCTCTGTTCTACTGGCACTTACACTGTTAAGGTTTGTTACACTGATATTTTTGGTAATGGCGAAATATCTGACCCAGTAACTATTAGTACTATTGAAGAAATACCGATTGAAATGCTTAACAAAGAAAAGCTGGGCATTAATGCTATCAATCAAGGTATTACAGATATCAATAATGCTCGTAAAGAGATTGATAAGAAGATTGGTGGATTACAAACATCGCTAACTTCGATGAACGGTATTATTGATGCCAAAGTTAAAGATGCTAAAGATACTGCTGAAAGCAGATTGACTGCTACGGCTAACGCTATCAATTCTACTGTATCAAATAACTTTAATAATTTACAAACTAGCATTACACAAGTTGCTAATAGTATTGAACTTAAAGTTAAAGCAGGAGTTGATAAACTTACTGGTCAAGAGATTGTATCTCGTATTAATTTAGCACCAAATACCGTAAGTATTTCTGGTAAATATATTCACATTACTGGTCAGACTGTATTTGATAATGGTGTAATCGTTGCCAAGCATATTGGTGATAAAGCTATTGTTGGCACTAAGATTGCAGATAATACTATTACTACTGGTAAGCTAGTAGCCAATGCCATCACTGGCGATAAGATTGCAGCTAATGCTGTAACTACCGATAAGATGAAAGCGGGTTCTGTAACGTCTAATCAAATAGCTACGGACGCAGTTACGGCTGAGAAGATTAAATCTGGTTCCGTAACAAGTGATAAAGTTGTAGCAGGAGCTATAACTGGTGATAAGATTGCAGGTAATAGTATTAGTGGTGATAAAATCCAAGCAGGTGCAATTGATACTAACAAACTTAAAGCAGGAGCTGTTAATGCAGATAAAATCAAAGCAGGTTCTATCTCTGGTGATAAATTAAATGTCAACAGTTTATCTAGTATTAGTGCTAAAATTGGCACTTTAAGAACAGCTACTACTGGTGCTAGAACTGAAATAAGAGATAACTTAATTGAGGTATATGATGAAAATAACAGATTGCGTGTTAGAGTGGGGGTGTGGAATTGAGTTGGTTAAAAAAGATTAAAGAAAAAATCAAGTCTTTCTTTAAAAAGGAGGAGAAGGTGCCACAAGGTATACAAGTATTCGATGAAAATGGCAGAACTGTCGTAGATATTACAGATAGATTAACACAAATTGTTGGTGTTAAAACGCTAACAAAGATAGAAGAGTCTGGCAGTATTGACGTTCCTGCAATTAGTGGTGCAAAAGTTTGGCTTAGTATTAATCTTTATGGTTTATATGAAAATCCGTATGCAATGTGGGTTGATGGCAATACTATTCATTATAAAATTCTTGAAAGTAAAAAGGGCTATGTTAATGCCTTTAAAAATGGTGGATGTATTTTAAAGATTATATATGGGGTGTGCTAAATGAAATATGTAGAAGTTACTAACGACAATAATATTCTGCAAATTAGTGACCAATATCAAAACATGGTTCTAAAAAAGGTTATAGGATTTCATTCTACACAAAAAATTGGTCCGAAAGACAGCTTTTATGAACAAGGTGGATATCCATTTGGTGCATTCTGGACACAATATCCTAACGGTAGGGCTAGTGGTGTATGGGATGTACGTGTCAAAATTACATCAGATATTAATTCTGAAAATTTATTATATGTTGTTGAAAGTAGTGTTCCTATCGAAGACTTTCAACTTAATGAAGTGTACGGCACAATAAAGAGTTGGGGACGAAACGGTTTAGTTATGAGCGACCAAGGTGGTCGTAGGCTAGAACTGCATGTGAGATTTAAAAATACTGACCATCAGTACGACGGACATAAATATATTAAAATTTATGTCTATACTGACAATATTGCTCACAAAGGTGAAAATGGGCTTGAGGTTATGAATAGTAATGGTGATGTATTATTTAATAGTAACTATAGATATCTACAAGTAAAAGATATTATCTCTAAACACTATAACAAAGGTGACAAAGAGTATGCGTTCCCTGTATACCAGTACCCATCTATTAAGAAAATGGCTGTCGCTGTTTTGTTAAAAGCCGAGTCACAAGGTAACTATGCTCACTTGCAACGTATTAATATAGATGGGAATTCTATTTATGGAACATATCAAAAAAATGGCAGAGGTAATAGCTATTCATACATACCTGAACAAAGTACAATAATTTTAGTTGCCGACGTTGATAATTGTTCTGATATTCCAGTTAGCTATGATAATGTAATTTAATAATTGGAGGTTTAATGATTGAAATAATGCTGCCACCACCAAGGGATAGCATTCTTTCCTACTTATATCATAGTGCACCAGATAACGCAGTCTATGATATTATTTTCTGTATTTTAGCCGTAACAATTCTATTATTGATAGATATTCTATTACGGTTTGTAATTGAACTTGTTGAATACAACAAAGCAGTTGGTAAAGAATGTACCGCATGGAATATGTTTAAAGCATTATTCCTTGGCTGGGGAACTGTTACTCTCTCGAATGGGAAAACAAAAAGATTTTTAGTAAGTAAAGCATTCCGTAAGTCTTTATTCTCTAAGGTGTCTTTTGAATATCCTATTTTCTTCACTCTAGCAGCTACAGCATGGTCATTACCTGATGTTCCTGTTATGGGATTTAGAATAGATGCATTACTCTCGATGCTATTTATGTTAGCACCGATGTTATGTGAGATTGTATCTATTATCGAAAAATTAAATGAATTAGACGCAGAAGCCTTTAAATGGTTTAAGGCGTTGCGTGAATTTATCAAGGAAACCAAAGAGGTGATAAAATCTTGAAACGTATTCTTGAAATGTTAATGTATGAGAATGGGGGTTTATCCCTCACTCGTACAATTTCTGTCTTGTTTGTATTGCTATTTATTGGTGTTACAATTTACTTAGTATTCTTTGACGCTAGATGGGACCATTATGAAACACTTGCTACTATGGCGGCAGGTGGTGGTCCTATGACACAAGTTGCTAATAAATTAATCAACTCTAAATACAATTCAGGCATAGGCACTTATGAAGAAAGGAAAGGAGCTGAATAATGGCAAAGTTTAAATCTACTGTACCAGTATATGACATTGCCGTCAATCAAGGCGACGACTATTCTTTGCAAATGATTGTAAGTGATGGCAAGAATGCACCGATTGACATTACTGGTTATACATTTGCTTGTAAAGTAAGAGAAACAGCAGAGAGCCAAGAGGTCATTGCAGAAGCAGAATGTGTAATTGCTGACGCACCTAAAGGTGTTTTAAATATTAATTTCTCTTCTGAAGTTACTGGTAATATTGATACCGATGGCGAATACTACGGTGAAACAAACTCTTACTATTATGATGTTCAGCAAACTAATATGAATGGGCGAAAAGAACGTATCGTTCAAGGTAAGTTTATTGTAAGTCCGGGCATTTCTTTCCACTAGGAGGTATATATGGCTGATAAAATTATTAAAATTATACAAGCCTCTACTCCTAATATTACGATTAATCACAATCGTGATGGGAAAGATGGCAAAAATGGTAAAGATTTTAAATTCGAAGATTTCACTCCTGAACAGTTGGAGAAGCTAAAAGGACCTAAAGGTGATAAGGGTGAGACTGGCGAAAGAGGTCCTGCTGGTAATGTAGGTCCTCAAGGTCCTGTTGGTCCAAAAGGTAATGACGGTCAAGCAGGTCCTAAAGGGGCAGATGGCAATATCGGTCCTATGGGTCCAGAAGGTCCTAAAGGTTTAACTGGTCCAAAGGGTGATGCAGGTGAGCGTGGTCCAATCGGTCCCAAAGGCGAACAAGGTGATGTTGGTCCTGTAGGTCCACAAGGTCCACAAGGTAATATCGGACCTAGAGGAGAAACTGGTGAACGAGGACCAAAAGGAGATGTAGGTCCAGCTGGTCCAAAAGGTGATAAAGGCGATAATGGTACGCAACCAGAATTAACATTTACACTTGCTGAAAATGGTGATTTGTTTGTAGATATTGCTTACTCTAACCTTGCTCCTAGTAATGCGGTTGCACCTAATGCTGTCAATACTAGCTTAACTAAAATGTATGATGTTACATGGAGTGTTGCACAAGCAGGGGCACCGGGTAATGGTAGGGGATATCTTGAATTTAATCCTGCTACTGGTTTTGGTAAATTACACTTAGATATGAAAGTTACTGGTAATGGTTCTGGTAATGGTGGAGTATTGTGTTCACTACCTAATAATTCCCCTGTTCCTAAGCAGTTACTTGAAGTATCTATTGATGCCAATAACAATAGTGTTTATGTAGAACCTAACCAACGTAATATTAAAGGTTGGGGCGTAGCAGGTGCTAACAAGCGATATATTTTAGATATTGTTGGTTTCTGGGAAGGAGGTCAGTAATGCCAAGAATTAAATTAGGTAATATTAAAGGTCCTAAAGGTGATGTTGGTAAAAGTGCTTATCAGTCTTGGTTAGAACTTGGTAATACAGGAACAGAAGCTGACTTCATTAAAAGCCTTAAAGGTTCTGCACCAACATTATTCAAGAGTGCAGATAACATTGTTAAGGTATTAGAAATTCCTTTGGATAGTGGTGTAAACCAATGTCAAGGCTTTACATATAGCGAAGAAGCTAATGCTTTCTATATCGCTTGTGTGAATAATGATAATACCAAACAAGTGTTCTATAAATACAATGCTGACTTCTCTACTTTGATGTCCAAACAAACATTTACGGATAAAAATAGACTAGGTCATTGTAATACATTGTGTGCTTACAAAGGTAAAATCTATGTGGCTAATGGTGCTGTAAATCCTAACCAAGTAGCTGTCATGACCACTGATATGACTATTGAAAGTACAGTGAACTTCCCTAATAAGGTATTTAACTTAGCTTACGACAAAACAACTAATAAGTTTATTTCTATCTTGTATACTGGTACCACCAAACAACGTACTGTTCAGTATTACAATGAAAGTCGAGTGTTGGAAAATACCACAACAATTCCAATTATCTCTACTAGCCAAGATACAAATGGGGCGTTATATAATGGTAAGAGTGTTGTATTCTCTGTCGGTGGCTATATCATTGAAAGTTTAGAAGGTAGTGTTACTAATACAGAAGTAACATCTGCACTTGAAGTTGAAGATTTTGCTATTGCTAATGGTGAAGTATATTTCACAGCTAATAACAATGGCAAAGTAGAAGTATACAAACACAGTACTAACACTAAGTATTTCAATAATATTAACTATACACCGCCAAGTATTCCACCATTA